ACGGGTTCCTTGCTTTTCAAAATTCAACCAGAGCGGCCGTCTCCGGTCTCGATTTTTGAAGCTTCACCTTCACCCGACGCACCCGACAACTTGTCGGAGACGCCGCGAGGCGAGACGAGAGGTGTGATTTTCGAAACCAACTCGCCTAAACCTCGCCAACCCAATGGCATACCTATGGAACAAAAATTCGACTAGGCTCTTTCTTAGCAGCTTTTTGTTTCTTTCGAATCTCATCATGTCCATATTTAATATCCATCAAACGCTGAATATCTTTTGCACACTCATACCAAGCTTCTCGGAGAACCATTGTGGGCTTCTCTTTATCCAAAATTTGTAACTGGATAAGGTCTTGATCAGCCTGTAACTCACAGTAAAACCGTAAAGCTTCAATTACGAGAAGTTGAGCCAGGCCTCCGCTTGGGTGGAAGTCCATTATGTCTTTCATGAACTCGACATTGGACATTTTTTGTAAACGTTTTATCTTGTCTTCTTCCTCCTGGGGTACAAACTCTATATCTTCCTCTTTCACGCTGTTCCTCCAAACTCTTTTCAACTTCCCATTTACGGACGTCGTCAACCTCAGTTCTTATTTCAGACACTTTCAAAGCGTCCGGCGTATCTTCTTCAAGTATCAATTTAACCACTTTGAAGAAGACTTCATACATCTCCATCAGTTGAATATCCTGTCAATAACCCCACCGACATACGTTGAGTTTATCTTAGAGCTGTCAACATCTTTTAAAGCTTTGATGAGTTGCCACATGTATGCCATGTCAACACCCGTCAATTGCTCTCTAAGTATTGCAGGGTCTGATAAATCGATCTCGGAAATCTGCCACATAATTTTCAACTGTTCACCGGCTGTTATTCTCCAGCCTCTTTCAATAAACTTCTTCATGCGAAAGATACTGGCTATGGGGTATAGAGAACCCCGATAGACCAATGTACGCGCCAGCATGTTTTCCAACGCTTCCAGCTTCAGCTCAAGATGTCCAAAACCCATAGAAGATGTCGCATACCAACACATAGCATGTTCGAAATCATAGTTGTTGTGAATCTCTTCAGGAGAACCAAAGAAGCGAATGATTAACTGAATATCATCGGTGAGACTGATGGCGTTTTGAGACATGAAAGAAATATCATACTTAGGTCTTTCAATACTTTTGTGATATCTCTCATGTTTTTGATCGATATCCAGCTCACCACCAGTATCATCACCTTCAACGATACCTTCAGACTGTACCCAAAGCACCACTCGCTCTTCTTCAATACCCCTACAATTTACGATTTTCTCTTCTCTGACCTCCAACCGCCTATTGCTGTCATATCTACTGTTGTATAAATCACAGTAATAGCCTGCTATAGCCATCGCCGCTTCTTTATTTCGAAAGTAAATATCATAGTCATTTACCTTTTCTCCCAACAGCATTGAACAAATACTACCTCCTGTGACAATTATATTATCTTGCACAACAGCCTTAACTGATGCATCCTTAATCGAATCGACCCAATCATTCACCTTTTCATACAGGTGTTTTTTAATCGTCTTCGCTTTCCAGCCTATTCTTGGATATTCGTTCATCTTTTCCTCTTACCACATTCATAAATGACCATACGGTTCGCCTTGTCGGCTACCACCACGGCGTGCTTTTCCATATTATATTGAGCACATGGATTAACAATCGCCTCCTGTATCCCTTTCTTATAGAACGAGATAGATAGTGAAGCGATCCCGACAAGAACTGTAATAACTGCCAAGATTCTGGCTATTAGCATTTTATAACTCCAATATGTATTCAGTTGTATCCGCTGAAGTCTTGTCATGCCTGACCTCGACGAACCTGGGTAAGAACAATGAGAAACCTTCTTCATCACGCTTATTTATCACTTCATTAAATCTGACGGTGATGATCAACGGCGTCGACGGCAACTTATGCTCCCAGAACATGTCACGTTCTTCGTCTGTGAATCCCGAGATGGCCACTTTCAAATCACCGTCTTGAGACTCACACTCCATAGCTCCCAATGTTCCGGCGTATTTACCATTACCTTCTTTCAAACCCACGGCGACCAACTCACATTCCTTCTCGGCTTTCATTTTAACTTGAGCACGAGAAGTACCATCTTTCCAAATGCCGCCGATGGTTTTCAGAATAATCCCTTCACCACCTTCGGAGCGTATGTCCTCATAATAATTCTGAGCTTCTTCCAAAGAACCTACACGTACTGTCGCAATGACGCTGACGTCAGGATTGTCTTTTTGAACTGCCGACACTAACTTGTCATAACGCATTACATAGGGTATTCCGTAGATACTGCATCCAATCGGAATTATGTCCCATACCTTAAAAGAGACTTCAACATCATCTGGCAAATCCCCTCCTTGTAAAAGCCGATTTAAAAAGCCATTTCCCGTTTTTCTATCAAAGTAGCAACCCATCTCATTCGTCACAAGAGCTTCACCGTGGTATTGGAAGCCAGGTTCTAAATAGTCGGCAAGGCTGTCGAACAGTGGAGGGAGCTTACGCCCCTTCCGAGTAAACACAGAGACACCTTGTTTACCCGACACTTCAATGTTCACGAACATGCCATCGGCTTTCTCTTGGGCATATAATTTCTCATCCCAAGGAAGGTTCGCTAAAGGCATTTCTTTCATTGTGGAACAGCGCATATAGGGAAATGTTTTAATCAATCCCGGCACAGCCTTGTTCAATGACTTGGCTGTGAAACCAGCCCTGAGATCTTTCTTCAGGATACGTTGAAAGAGTTGTTGAGAATCCCAACTCATCTCGCTTAAGTGTTCATCAATTCGAACAAGAGCGTCGTTTCCTGTCACGGAACGTGCGGCGAGCATATCTAAAAGTTCCCAATCTGTATCTATAAAACTGTCAGAAGCATAGTTAGGCATGGGAAACTTAAGAACCCCATAATTCTTGTGAGGGTCATACGCATACTCACAAACCTTCCGGAATGTCTCATCTTCCAGAAACTCCTCCAGATACTCTATCTTGGCGTTCTTTGACGATTCTCCGGCGATCAACTCCAGAAATTGAAAAACATCGTTTGTGTTCATATTGTTTCCTTATATTGTGCAAATTATGCTTGTGTGACCACCTATATAGTGTCCACGAGAGCGCTGAATCTTACCCAGTTGTTGCAATGTCAGATAGTCATCTTCACTGGCCTTGAAATGATAGTCAAAACTTACAATAAGCTTGTACTTGCCTATCTTTCGAGCCTTCTCATAGCGATGCACAAAACCATCACCCGATACAATTGTATGTGGAGACTCCATAAAGCCCTCATAAAGATGGTCAAGCTCTCCCTGACGGTGACTGGGAATTCTGAAGGTGATGACTGCTGAATCTATTCCAATGTATTGACTTTCTTGCAAGTCATCTACATACCCAAGAATGCCTTTTACGTAGTCTTTAATCCCATTACGCATTCCAAGCATCTCATAGCTCATGTCGAACTCGTTGAGCTCTTTCAGACGCTTCTTAAATCTTCTAATACTTAACATATTACCTCCAATTTTATACCCCTCATCGTGGAGGGGTATATTCTAAATCAGCGAATAGGACAAGCGCCCTGCTCACATTCATCATCACTCAGACCTAAGTCTCCCACAGAACCGATCTCGGTGATCAGCTTAGTGCTGGCGACCAACGCCTCATAGGTTTCTTTTGAAATTTCTTCATAAGGAGCTTGATCGAAACCGTGCTCACTGTGAAGAAGAAAAGAAAGAGTCTTGTGTCTTTCTGAATAGTTCTTTCTCAAGTAGTTCTTAATTTCCGGAATCTCTTCCTTATGGTAATATACAGTACATGAGACACTGTTGTCAGACCAGATTGTTTGTAGAAGTTGAATCAATTCGAGCTGTTTGATGGCTGTCATAGATTCAGCCAATACTGTACCTTCAGGATACTCAAAAGGAAATGTGACCAATGTTGTACCGAAGTCTTCCGTGCCGTCGATATTTTTCTTATACTCCAAAGGATATCCATGACTCCGACACACTTCAACCAAAGGATTCTCAGTTGACATGCTAATTCTTCTATACATGTAACGAGCATACCCTGGATGTATTCCCGGAGTAACGCCCGGCAATAGAGATAGAGTACCGCTGGGTTTAACAGTCGTCAGCTTAATCGACTCAGGCATCCCTTTACTAGCGGAGTACTCTTTGTCGAATTCACGTAACGCTGTATAAGCCGCATCCAACCATTCCAACTGTTCCTCAGTCGCTTGCAGTATACCTGTCATGCCTACACCCATTCGCAAGTTGGTGTGAACCACTTTTGAAGTTTCTGGATGATGTGACGGCAACAGCAATGAGTGTTTATTTACACGGTACAGCAGAGTAGACAGATCGATCAATTCTTTTTCACTTTCGATGTTCGGCAAGTATATCTCCGAAAGACAACAAGTTTCAAAGTTCTCCAACGATTGCTCGGCACACGGGTTATAGCCTTCCACCCTAGGATCTGGGTATTGTGTTTCTCCCAAACGACCGCATGCTCTGGACAGGTCTAAGTTTATCAGGCCGTAAGGCTCTCCACGGCCTTCATAACCATCCCAAAAATACGAATGCAGATCATTAGTGTCACTACATACAACACTGTTATTAGACATGCTGCGCCACTTAGGAATATTACCCATGTCCCAACGCTTAGCCAAAAGGTATTCCACATCATCCGGATCTCCTAAAGCTATCTGAGCGGAACGTCTCACATTTCCCGCCACTATTATGAACCCAATAATATTCATTATATCCAAAGCGTCAATCGGCTTCAGCTTCTTACCCTTTCGCCTTTCCAACACCTCACTGATAGCACCAATCCCCCACACTAAGTCTTCTGGTCCGGAAGCTGTGCCTCCGAAACCCTTAATGGGAGCACCCTTAGATCTGATAACTTGTGTCGAGAAATTAAATGTTCCTTTCTCTTCAGAGTGTGAAAGAAATGCGGCCTTCAAAGTCTTACCTAAAAGCCGCACCCATCCCTCTCGTGAATCAGGGACGATAAAATCTGCACCACCATCATCAAATCTTGTAGGAGCACTGAACCAAGTCTTGACCTCGGGCAGCTTATCTACATGCTCTTTTTGAATATTATATCCAACACCTGACCCCAATGCAAGCATATCCATAGCCCAAGTGAAAGGGCGTATCGGATGATCCACTGTTGTGAATGCACAGTTCTGCATAGACGCCAATCCAAACTGAGCAACCGTCTTTGTCCCTGCTTGCCAGAGAAATCTCCCTGCCACAGAGCCTTTCAAGCTCAGCATGTAACCAGCCAACCTCACAGCTTCTTCTTTGGTGAAACCACAACCAAACTGCTCATCGGCGGCGTTGATAACTCTTAACACAGTGTCTTCAAACTCTTCCGTCGGTGCATTTGCATCCAATAAACTATCATCCAACTCTTCTTCAGAGATGTCTTCGAACTTACGAGCATACGTGCGCTTGTAAGTCAGGTAACCCACAGAACTCCAGGGTGTTTCGACATCCGGTAAATCTTCATATTTTAACATCTATAACTCAGCCTTATATTTTAGTAAAGTTTTGGTTTTCCAATACTTCGAAGTCAGAAACTCCAGAAGGCGATAAACGACCTGTGCTGTGATTGTAGAAAGCGCCTTCAACTTTTCCTGTAAGGCCTGTGAATCTGCTTTTCAGCACTGTCATCTTAATCGTATTCTGTACCTTCTCACTCTCCGCAGTCATGTCTCTGGCGAAAGCAACGATGTCGAAACTTACTTGCTTTATTGAGCCCGAGCCTCTGATGTCGTCCAACGTAGGAAGAACTCCTTGTTCAAACGACTTCTTGCCACTTGGCACTTTTCGTAAATGGCTTATCAACCCGATCCAAACTTTAGGATGTCTTTTGACCAATCTCAAAAGATCATTCATCATTTTGTCTTGAGCTTCCAACCCAGTTAAGTTTTCAACCCCCTCGGAGACCAATATTGTTATATGGTCTATGTATAATTCTTCACAGCCCGAGAGTGCCATGTACTCCAATTGATCAACAATGGAGTGGTCACTCACTGATCCTTGATGGTCCAGCAAGACTATCCTATCATCATTGAACACCACATCAAAACCTTTCTTCAAATCATCCAAAGGAATCTCTTCTTCAGCAGGATTACGCCTCAGCTGCATTCCAGCCAGCTTTCTGGCGGTTTCCGCAGGAGACTCTTCCAAAGAAATGATTCCGATCTTCCTTTCAGAAGCTAGTATTGTGTCCAACATTATCTCACGAAGGATTGTACTCTTACCTGATCCTGTACCTGATATGAATAGGGCTATCTCACCGCCTCTTTTACCCTTGAGCTTTTGATTTAGTCCATCTAAACACTCCGGATATGGTATAGATTCGATGCTGTTATACTCAACGAGAGACTCCCATAAAGCTTCTTTACCGATGATTCCAGCAGGTACATAAGGAGCAGCTTCAAAAATACACTGCAATAGGGCATTGCCACCCTTACTCATAAAGACATCATTGGCGTCATTCTCGGGCAACTTTGTCGTCTTCACCTTGTCGACTCCGATGATCTTGATAGCTTCCGAGCGTGCGTGTTCTCCGGCGTCATCTTCGTCAAAACATAATACAACTTCTTTAAACGAACGAATCCAATCTCTGTCTTTCAACAAATGCTTTGACATAGCAGAGGATGACAATCCAACAATCGGATACATCTTCTTATACTTGTCATAACTCGCTTGTGCGATGGATAGCGTATCTATTTCACCCTCCGCGATGATGAGACGTCTACCAGCACCGTTGAACAACTCTTTACCGAAAAGTCCTTGAGATTTACCTATCCATCTGAAATCTTTTTCGATCAACAGTCTCTTTTTATATGCCTTACCTCCTTCATATGGATAGTAGTGTGCATCGAACTTACCATCTGTTCCAAAAGAGACCCGAACTCCGTAAAACTCAGTGACGGACTTCATAATACCTCTTTCGCGAAACCCCCTAACCGCATACTCTTTTATCTCAGCCAATTGGCCAGAGACATCTATCTTAATTTTTGCAGGAACTTTCACTTCTTCAACCTCTTCATTACTTTTAAAATAGCGTTGACAAGAAAAACAGAAAGAAGAACCATCTTCGTAAATTTGACGCGCATCGCTCGACCCACAACCGCCTGTGTCCAAACAGGGCTGCTTATATGTTACGATACTACTCATCGAGGGTCTCTTTATCTTCTTTCACCTTCACCAATTGGTGGGCTATCGTCCCGAACATGGCCAGATTAATCGCAAGAATAAACCACTCCAAAGTGGTGAGTGCAGAGAATCCTAAACTTAAAGCCTTCGAAAAGATTTCATAAAACAGATATAGAAATATCCCTAAGAAACCCGTCATACTAAAAAATCGTATTAAACTTAACATCGCTACTCCTATATTTTATAATTTATGGCATCTTCCAACCTTTGCTTGTGCAAGGCGGAGACCGGCTCTTTCACATTCCAGGCCACCTTTTCGATTCTTGTGTTGTACCAGTCGTATGTCGTGGGCGCTTCCACATGACACAGTGTCCAGGTTTCAGCATAGGACAGGCCGCTTTTTGTTTCATACTCATCGAGCACTATGAAATCAAATTCATTCATCCCTCGCGCGTCCCAGATCTCTTTGAGCAGCTTTGAAGACGAGCAGTATTGTTTCCAATTCGACTCACGACCGCTGTTCGCACCTCGCATCACTCGATAAAGCTTCTTCCCCAGATAGAAACGATTGATCGCATTGTCTCTAATGATGTAGATAAAACCTATCTTCTTCTTTGTGGAGTGCATTTGCGTAGGAAAATCCCAACGTCCATTTGTGTACATCGGGTTTTTCTTTTGAACCTTAGGAATCAGCATCAGTCTCTAAACTCCTTCACAAGTTCCCAATGATCACAATTGAACTGATCCTCGAGCGTTTTCAGGATATAGATAAGCCGCCCATTGAACATCAACATTTCATACCACTCATCATGATAGGCCGCAATATAGTGACTAACAACACACTCCTGAAACTCAGCTTCATTCTTCAAGGCTGCAATCTCCTTAGCCGCTGTTATGGGACCAACTCCTGGAATACCTGGAATATTGTCCGTGGGGTCCCCTTGAATAAGCTGTTGATAATAAAATCGCATAGCTTCATCTTCAGTTACAGTCACGAGTTCCTTCTTCTGAGGATTGTAGTGTTTGCCTGGGATACATTTTAGGTCTTTGTCAATGGACACAACTATGAAAGGCTCATTTGCAGCTCGATGCTCTTCAGCCCAGATACGGACATAGTCGTCAGCTTCCATACCGATTGCCTCAACAGCATAGTCGTTGGCCACCGCGAGCCGTCTAACACCGTCGATGAAACGACCTCTTGTTTCGCCTTTAGAAGCCAACACAGCATTTTGACGTTTACGATTGTCTTTATAGTCTGCATAGAAATCATCACGAAAGTTGGTGTCGGACTTCACAGCCATTTTCATCTTTGAGGTATAGAACTTGGACATCAACTCTCCTAAGTCTTTCTCAAAATTCTTCCAAGACCTTTCCATATATTTACGGTCTTCTTCTTTGTTGTGATGTAACGGTTTCACTTTCCCGTCGGAATCGAGTTCAGTCACCTGCACGAACTCTCCTCTTTGTTTTGTGATCCTCCTCTTCCACTCATCGTAACGACATGCTCTGTGGCACATCACATCTCCGTCAATTATTAATGTTGTCATGGCTTATCCTAGGAACTCCCTGGTTCCGCATGATGGTTTCGATTTCAACTAAAATGCGAACGGGTAAGTCTTGATGTTTAATGAATAGGTTTTTAAAAATTTCAATGGCATTTTCTCTACCTTCCAAGAAGTGTTCATTTTCTGAATACTCCAGTTCATCGTCAATTTCTCGAAAAACCGCAAGTATGTCTGCGGCCTTTACAATCAAATATGTCAAAGGCTGATATACCAAGTCGAATTCAGGAAGTGCAGCTCTCATAAACTCTTTCTCAATCTTAGCTAGTAAAAATTTTAACTCAGGAAACTCAGCCTTCACAGGAAAGGGAACGTCACCTGTAAAAACTTCTGGAATGTCATGTAGAAGAGAATATTCTAAGACTTGACTTTTGAGCCTCAATAGGCCGATCGGCTCCATCATCTCTTCTAAAAGCTCATGCATATCTTCAAGAATAAACAAAGAATACATCGCAACCTCATATGAGTGTTCTGCTATACTACTTCGCTTACCCACAAGATGTCTGCCTGCCCATCTGTGAACGTGTCCCGCTCTGACGGGTAGATCATATTTATTCATCGTCACATATCTCAGTAATCCAGATAGCACCCTCATCCCCATGAAGTACCGCCCCACAACCTCGAACTACTTCTGTGACCAACGCCAGACTTTCTTCACCCAAGTCTTCATTGACATAGTAAGTAGCTTCTGCTTCACGAGCTTTCTCCACACTGGAAAATTTATTTCTGTTCCATAACTCAACTTTCATGTTTTTCCTCCAATTTGTCAGCACCACGTTTACATTCACCATCTTTGCAAAATACTTGATTATTGTTTATATACGCTTTCAACTCTGCTATTTCAGCATCCTTTGCTTTAACATCTTTGTATTTAACCCATTCTCCGTGACTAGTTTCCCACCAATTATTTCGTCCATCTAGATGGTATCTATCCATCACCCTTCTCCAGTTCTTTTTCCAATTTATCTAGGCATTCTTTACATGCCACTCCATCAGCGAAATAATCCCAATCTTCTTTCTTAGTGTCTTTAGTTTTACCGCATAATCTACAAGTATAGTTACTCATCACTCTTCTCCAGCTCGTCTGCGTAATCCTCAAACATAGCAACCACACCCTGCCCCATGTATTCTTTTTTATATACCTCAATCATCTCCCGAATAGCATCGGCTTTGATTTTATTGAGTGAATACTCATTCATCCAATCATCACATAGTATTACATCTGGCTCACTCATCACCCTTCTCCAGCTTTTCCTCCCATGATAACGTTGCTCTATGTATGGCCTTTCCATTGAAACGCTCTATGGTCTCGTCAAAGCCAACTTCATCCAGAGATTCCAAAACTTCAACCTCTGAATCGGCCTCGACGATCCCCCCTTGTTCTTCACTGATCCCAATGCGCATCTTTGCGTAACTCCTCTTCTCGTTCTTGCTCAAAAACTATCAGCTCGTCCTCATCCGCGTTACATTTATCTTGTGTGCAGAAAGGTTCGTCCTTGGAGTGCATTGGACAGTTCTTGTAGTAGCATTCGGTCATTTTCTCTTTCTCCTTTTTGGGAGGACCCATCACAGTCTCCCACCATTCTTGAAATAACATTAAATATCCTCCTTTGCCTCTTCGGAACAGAGGACGTGTAGTGGTATTATTTTGCCGTCATATTCTATTTCAGTATCTTTACTCAAGTCATAACCGCCAGTATCTTCCATCCGCAAGGCTCTTACTCTTTTATGTTTGTGGTATAATTTACCACCACATTGTTGCATCAGATGGAAACAGATAGCCACAAAAGTTGTGGTGCTGACGCAACGTACATTCGGCTCATAGCCGTCACCAAAACCCCACGGCAGATCGTTCACAGGAGTTGCCCCCTGATTAAAAACGAAACTACCGTAGGTACTGACCGAGTCACCTGCCTTATTAAGACCATGTAATAATGTGGCCATTACGCTCTCCTAATGTATATCCAGCCAAGTGTCACCTATTTTGGCGTCCCCGTCCATTATCTCAATACCATATAACTTCGGACCTTCTTTGAATGCGTTTGCACCTATTTCTCCGGCACGTTCGGCATACTCTACAGGGGTCATGAAGTCTTCCTCATCATGGTAATATATGAGAGGTTGGTACGGAATGTTTTCTTCTTCCAACTTTTGCATAGTCAACATCACGGCTGTGGAGCATGTAATCTTCTCCAAGGACTGTAAGAGGTATACAAGAAGTTTGTGAAACGAATCCACATAAACCCTATTACCGGCCATCGAAGGAATATAGCCATACCCATGTTTAGAAGTGGCACCGAAGATTCTCGCCAATTTGTCCGTCAACGCTTCAAACCCTGGCACAGCGGCCACGAAGAGTTTCTTAAATTGGTTGCCTTTCTTGACATCTTGTTTGTCAAATATGTAGCTCCATAATTTCTTTCCGGAAGCTCCAAATAAGAAAGCATACAAGATTCTCTTAGCTCTGGCTCTGGGCACTTTGTGATCGATACCCATTTGTTTTAGTGCCACAGTCATCTTCTCGGCGTTGTACGTATGGATATCACCATTCAAGATAATGTCGATATACTCTTCATCACCTAAATAGTGTGCCAATCCACGTGCCTGGTTTCCGGCTGAGTCACAACCAATTGCTTTCCACCCAGGATCTGTCTTAAATAGCTCACGCATTTCCGGACCCCATTTACTTTCTGGAGTACCATCGTCGTTGAGCTCTCCTGAAGGAACATTCACAATTATTTTATGACGTGTTCGCATACTGGGCGTTCCTATAAGCATCGATTCTCCATGGAGTCTGTTGTTTTCGTCCACGTTTTGTAACCAACCTTTCACAACACCATATCTAGATTCGGCTGTTGTGAAGTCCCGATAAAGCATGCCGTCCTTGCCCAGAAATTCGAGACTGTCGTCTGTTATTTTAGGAGAAGTTTCGATAAGCTGCTTAGTTATAGGGTCTCTCACATACTGTCCATTGTCTTTTTTGTAGTTAAATTCAGTGGGAACCCAACCATGCCTGAACAGAAATATCTTGACGTCATCCGGAGATGAGAGTCTTAAGTCAGGAAATTCAACACGACAGTAAGGACCATCTATCGGACGCATGCCATGCTTCTTGACGGCCTTGGCGATTGCGAGTAAGTCTTCTGAATCCGTACCATTCGCAACTATATTTTCAGCTTCCTTCTTCGTGATATCATATCCACTCAAAGGATCAACGTCAAACCATTTAGCCGTATGTGCATGGTAGGCTCCAGCTTTCAACCATATAGGCTTCTTCACCTCACCTTCATGCCTATGAGGTATCTTATCCCGTATCTTAGCTTTCCTCCCAAGTTTATTTTCCAATTTCCCTCTGATACTTTGCAGCTCTTCGAAAAGTTTCACAAAGAGTTTCAAGGCATTTTCTGTATCAAACGGCCATCCATAATATTGAGCTGTCGCCTGCCAGCGTGCTGCGTAATGCTCGGCCTGCAAGTATGTCTTTATTTCTGGATTTGTTCTGTATAGATTTTTAAACTCACGTATCACTACGTCATAAACTTTATCGTTCAGGTTCACATCTTGGTGACAATACTCTCCCATCTCTTCAGTATACCCCAATTCAAAAAGGGCGGGATCGAAGGAAATTTTAGGGAAACCCAGGAACTCGCCCCAAGCCTCCAAAGAGTGCCCTTTGTAGCCAAATCTACGATAGTCTAAGATCTGAGACATTAAGAGCGTATCATGAAATGTTGTGCCTTTCTTAAAAGTAAATCCAAATAACTTCAACAAAATTATATTGTCATATCCTAGAATATTATGTCCTATGATGACATCGCCATGCTCATTGAAGTAGTCGATCCACCCTAAATCACCTTCCAAAAACTCTAAACGCTCTCCTGTTTGTCTGTTGTGAATCACCAATGTCCACATGGAATGAACATTGGCAATTATCTTATCATTAGTCTCCACGTCGTACACTAGCCTAGCCATCAGTAGTCCTCGCAGGCTGCACAGAAGGCACCCTCGGGGCGCATATCAACCCCGTGGACGCATTCATAAGGTAAGTGTTTCTTTCGTTTGAAAGACTCACGGCACTCGACACAATAAATAGGGTCTCCATGCCAACCAGTGGAACCGCATCTCACTTTCACGATTTTATAATCATACTGTGTCGGTATAGACTGGGACACCATATTTTCGCATCTTGCCATTCTATCTCTCCTCGAAATACTTCGCAATAATTGTCTCAACATTCTCCACTTTTATCGGCTCACCATTTATTAAATAAGCTATTAGAAAGTCCAAATACCACTTGGTCTTGAGAAGCTCTTGCAAAGTATCATCCTTCTTACCACACCTGTCCAGATACTTTTCAAGCAGCATTTTGATGCCTGCAAAGAAGTCCCTGGAACGGTATTGTTGTGTCTCGATCCACTGCATATCTTTAATGAAGCTTTTGTAGTGCTTAGGATCTACAGCAACTTGAATCCTAGGGACGTCGAGATCAACTCTGATATCTCCCAACCTCACGTCCGCATCAGCCCATTGGAAATTTCTGGCTTGCACGTCACACCACTCTCCCAATTCTTCTGGGGAACTGAGTGTGTCTATAATAACGCTTTCGATATTAAGAATCTCAACAAAACGGGGAGCAATTACGTCGTTGTCTTTGATATGATGTAGATTGGTTGTTTGAGAAATCTTATGAGATAGATCGTCGCAATCCGCATCTGCATATTTACGTCTATAGATATAATCGGCCATTAGAAGTCTGCATCTTCGTCGTCTATAGAACCTACTCCTATTTTAGGAGAAGGTGTCTTCTTGCCCGTGTCGAACGGGACGTCATCCTCTTCTTCAGGCGGCGGTGTTATGACTTCGGTCTGAGTATGTCCGAAGCCGGCTGTATCTTTCGGCTTGTAGACAATATGCTTAGTCAACTGTAAACCCATAAGAACGCTGCCGAAGCCCGTACCATCTTCATATGCATATTGAAACACACGCACATTACCGATAGAGCCGTTACCAATCGATCTTGGATCAACTTCATCGAGATTTCCGTCCACAACTTCAGGACACTTGGAGGGTTCCCCTTGACTGTTGAAAGAATTTCTTCGAAGATTCACACGCCAGAATATTTCATCAACAAGCGGATTCTCGTCTTCATCTTCAGGGATAATTTTCTTTGGATTCAAGTTCTGAGCAATCCAACGATCTTTTGCTTCTTTACTCTGTGTCCTGATTTGAATCTCCCAAGAAGGGTTCTTTTTGTCGAATTTGGTGTTAGGTCGTTTTGGATCCAACTTTGTGAACCATATCTCGCAATTTTCAATAACTATATGTTCGCTCATTCTTCACTATCTCCTGGATATTCTCCGGGCATTAGACCCGTGATTAAAAATTCCCGCTCATCGGCGGTTAGGTTTGGAAAGACGTTCTGGACAAGTTCGGAGCCATAATTATAGCGTAGGTAGTCCTCCTTAGTTATGTCCAATTCCATCTCATTTATTTTACCCGTAAATGGGTGCATTTTCTTTATTAACAAGGTTCCTCCGGATCACATTTTAAGTCGTCTTCATTCGTCGTTTCGTCTAGGATGTCTTCAGCGTCCATCTGTTTGCGTCCCTCATACTCATCGAGTAAAGCTTCATTGTCCTCCAAAACCTCAGCTTCTCTGGCAGCCGACAACTCAATAGATTGGAGAAGAGTGGGAACTAGTTCTGCGGCGTGCGCAGGTATGAGCCAAGTATCTCCTCCAGAATTGTTGGTTATCTGTGTAAGCTGTACATACTTACCGTCCAAAACCCATTCACAGATATCAAACGCATCTGAGGCTTCAAACAGAGTAGCCCAACCGTCAGCTGAACCCGCGTTGGGAATGCTCGTGGGTATTTGTTTAATATCTAAAAAGGATTCAACCACATATACATTTCCACCTAAATAGTAATCAAAAGGACCGTTTGCATACTCCGGTTCAGGGTCTCCTATCTCTCTTATGAATTTAACTAAGGCTTTATCCGCCAGAACTTTCACTTCTGACATTCTTTTGAATTTTCTCATGCGAACGCATACTCCGATTCTAAAATTAAATTAATATCCAATTTCCCAAAGTCGACCCTCTCGATATCCCCTCCTATGTCTTTCAGCAATTGATAGATTGGGTTTGTTTTATGTAATTCCACAAACGTTTCTCTGATCAACTTATAGAGCTTAGGCATATCGGCCAACAAACAGCCGAAAGAATCATGCACTGTGGTCACCGGGAAATCGGCGTAAGCAACAGTCATTGACAAGTGTCCGGCATCCAAACTGTGTATAGCATTCGGAGCGGCTCCTTGCGACTGCTTTCTTTTTGAAGGTATCGAATCCTCAAGAAAACACACCATTAATTGCATTGTGTTGTCATAATATCCAGTTCGATTACGAGTACCTTTAGGTGGGCCGTATTGAACCCATATCTTTTTAACCTTACCTTCTGTATAATTTTGAACAACAGGAAAGTTTGTTATCGGAACAGTCCATTCCAAAAACCTGCCCTCATCTTCAGCTTTCTTACCGGCGGCTTCAAATATTTGCAAGAGTTTCATCGGACGTTTCAGCGATTTCTTACAGTCATTGAACACCTCTCTTCCGAGATAAGCGCCCCAAGATTGTTCCAAAAACAGAAGTAAATCAATACCGTGCTTCTTGGAGTCATCGATGATTTGCTGACCGAGACCGTAAGGAGTTCCTCCATAAGGCAATGTCATGGTATTTCGTTTAACTATCTTTCGCTTTTCTTTGGCGTCGGTAATCCTCAACCAATAAATAGGTGCGGCGAACACATAAATATTCTTATTCTCCATTTTAAATTCACGAAGAACTTCACCCCACTCACGTCTGATATCACTACCTTGAGGAGCTTCTGTATATTTCCGCTTATAGTATATTAGAGCGTCTATAAACTCTTCACAGGCTTGAATCTCATCAATTGACATCTCCGCAGCTTTCTTGGCCAACACTTCCCAGACATGGTCTCCGACGTACTTGTAGAGATCTCCTGGATAACTCAATGGTACTAAATTGACATGTGGTGCCGTGACTTCGTCTCTGGTCAAGGCGGCCAGATGTTGACTGCCGTTGTTTGAGCCATCAATAAAGCACTCTAAACTTGAGCTGTACTCATACACATGCTCAAGAGTCCCTTTGGCCTTGTAATCATAATTAGCCCATTTGTAACACTCACGCAATTCTAAACAAGCCGCTAAGAATTGCCAAGGCTTATCGGCGTGCATCCACCCTTGATGTGTCTTGGGTGACTTTGCGTAAGACAATAAGATTTCAATATTGTTGATAGACCACTCATAACGATCGTGCAACGGTATTTTATCTGTTTTTAAATTATCTTCTCTGCCACTCTCACCACCCCAGTTGGACGCTATACTCACCATCAACCAGAAGTAACCATCCTTACCAATTCGCTTGGAATCCTCTCTCAGCAATAATCCTTTGGCGACATCGCTGCCTTGCTCATGAAGGTATGCTGAAGAAGCGTACTTACGGCCTCTAAAATCGAAGTAATAAAGGTGGTAAAATGTTTCACCCAAGAAGCGACTGGCTATGCTGTCTATCGCACGTGCCTCTCTGAGTTTGGTGGCTTTGGCTTCCGGATTATGCTGTTCCCAGATATCCGCGAAAGCATCCGTTTTGAACTTCAACGCCCACCTTTGTATCCTGAATATATCAGAATTGATATTCCATCCAACTTGCTGAGCTTTATTCAGCGTGTCGAAAAGAATGGGGTGGTCTCCGTAATTGATCTTGCCCAAGACATCTTTATTGCCTGTCTTAACCATCGGAATACCTGTGGCGTGTCGACTTGTTCTCCACATCGCGTAAGGTTCTAAGGAAGGCAATTTATCGATCTCACGCGTATCCAGCTCTTGCCAGAGCGTGCAAAGATGATCGTCTTCCAATACTTCTACAATATAAGCGGCGTGTCCTCTTTTACCTTGCCCGAGGCGCACCGTCAAAATACCTAAGTCTTGAAAGGTATAAAGAATAAACGCCCCTGTGCGTGCGGCCAGCGCCGAGTTTCGTCTCCCTCCTGTCACATTTCGCATCTTATGGCCTATGGCTGAAATCACCTCCACCATATAAATGTCTGTATACTTACCCTTCTTAGGTCTAGTGTACAGATATAAAACTGCTATAACCTCATTAAGATACGCATCAGGATCAATATCTTTGAGATACTTTAAGGGGTTTTGGGGAGCTATCTCAGTTCCCAGCCTCCTCTTAATCGACTTCAGTATTTTCTGTCTCATCTAACAATTCAATTTCCTTAATAAGTTTTGGAATAAGTGCGAAAAAGCAAATACCAACTAAAAGCTTAATTATCACTATCTTTCTCCTGTATGTAATATAGTATAAACGCAACAATACATATCAAATCCAGACGCCCCATTCTAGAAAAAGCTATGAGGCCAATGAATATAAGAAAATAGTGGATAACACGAACTTTAGTTGATCTTGCCATAATAAAATCTCCGAAAAAAAAAAAATAAGGGGTTTGTAGGTTTCCTAGCCCAACCTCCCCGAAGGGTGATTGGAATAGGATGTCTGCTACAAGACCGTTACGTTACTCGGACGATTTCTGTCTATCAGATCTTGTACTTCTTTTATTTGATGCTTTTCGATAAAAAACGGGATAAGCGACCCATCGGACTTGTCTAAGACGCTGTAGACTTCAATAGTATTGAAGAGAGTTCCAAATAGCTTCCTCTCCCCCATAATATATAAAGTCGACGGATCGTGATCACGTCTCCCTCTCGTGTATACCTCTTGGTTAAGAACTAGGCGGTTTAGAGGTGGTCGCTCCTTTAAACCTGCAGGTGCGTAGATGCCGCCTAGATCAAGTATGTCAGCCATTGTCGGTCTCCTTGGTGAAGTGCCGATATGTTTTATAGATGACGACTGCTGCAAGTGTGAGTACTAACACAAATACAAAAAGTCTGACAGCTTGTATAAACATCATCGGCATAATAACCATAGAATAGAACATGGCCAAACCCCCAACTATTGTAAAGAAAATAGCCATGATTCCTCCTTAAGTGGCATTCACAATTTTTGGATCGGAAGTTGAATCTTTCTCAGAAGATTCCTCGATTGTCTTTTTGACAACTTTGAGATGCTCCTTTGCTTTCTCAACTTTCGCTTCTGCTTTCTTAATCTTACGCTCATTTCGCGACTTAATATACTTGTCAACCCTCATAGCGGCTTTGTCTAGAGCGATCCAGAACAGAACCACTAAGGAGATTGCAGCAAGTATTCCTGCGAATTGAGTGAGAATTGTAAGTATTCCTTTTATAACTCCAGTTATAAAACCCATAATAGTTTCCTCAGTTAGTGAGACTTTACAGCCTCAGGTGAACGATCAGATTTAAAGAAACTAGTCACTGTCTCTTTATAGTTTGTTTTCTTTTCGGGATTTTCTAAACGCTCCTGTTTTCTTTTCTCGAAAAGCTTTCTGCCATAAATAATACTAACGGCGCCCAAAGCAACCATCGCCACGAATGAAATCATAACACCCATTGGCGGTACGATAAACGCGACTGAAGTAATTCCGAAGAATGTACCGACTCGAACGAGCATCGCGGTGAATAGCATTTGGTAAGCTGCAGCGACCCAGGCTATACCGATAACTGTAAAAATAATTGATAATAATAATAACATGTTGTTTCCCTCACATTGAGAAGCTTAGTTTAATTTAAGAAAGTACGGTGCATACTTTCTGACGTAGTATTTTTTGTTCATGGCGATAAAGCTGGTCAGCTTCGATTGCCACACCGAATGAATTTTTGAGCAAGTTCAATCCCATAAATACAGCACCGATTGCCCAGAATTGGCTACCGGCCGCCCAAAGAGCAGGCACCGCATTTAATAGAACTAGACCTAATAGTGCTCCAGCTAGAGCGATTAGGGTGATGATTATAAATTGTATAATACTTTTAGTTGACTTTTTCATGGTAGTTCCTTTTAATTACTGAACAGTTAATTCAAGTTCTGTGTTGGTATGTTGTGTCGGATAGCCTTTAGAAGCTCTGAGAGCATCTTTCTTTGCTTGTTCTTCAAGTTCAACTATTTCAAAAGCGCGTGCATAAATTGCTTTAGTGAATAGAGTGGAAGTTCCGATGAATGTTACTGCGATTGCTAAGATTACTAATAATAAAGTTATCATGATGTATTCCTTTTAATGGTGGGTTAATTGAAGGGCGCCATCCCTTCGTGTGCGACTTACATATTCGCGCGGCATTTAAGTGAAACGGGGTCGCGACCAGCCCCTACCATACGCCTGTAGACGTAATGCGATCCTCTGTGAAATAAGTGAGAAAGGAAGAAGCCACAGGTGCTGCTCATAACAGTCTTCTTTTATCCTTTTCATATAAGATACCCGTATTTGCGCGTTTTTATTTACACAAATCTCGGAACATACGATCAACTTTCTCAGCCCGTAGGCCAGGAAAGCTCTCCACAACATGCTCAGACACAGTACTTCCGTAGTGTTGAACACAGTATAGAGGTAGCCCGCTTCTGGTGCAGAACTTGTCAAAGTACACATAATAGTCACTGAACCTGAAAGTGAAACGTTCGTTTTCAGGAGTTTCCATTTTGTAACCTTGTGCTCTTTGTTTCTCAGCTTCCAGGAAACCCCGTAAGCGTTTGCTCAGTTTAAATCTTTCTTTGGGAGACTTCATATTAAGACACCTCTATTACAGTACCGGGCTTCAGTTGACTCATGATGAAGCGATCTGCTTCTTTCTGAGCGTAATGCATATTTTTAAACCGTCTGGTGGAAACCAAACCGTCTTCGTCAATCATCAACTCCACTTCATTTCTGACCTCTAACCCAAGCTCTTTCAAAAGAAAGGCTTCCAGTCGACTACTTTGCTTTTTGGTTAAAGGTCTCATTTTAAGTCTCCTTTGTGAAGTCTGAAATGATATCATCAAGTAGACCCAGAGTGCATTTACCATTTATCAATGCACTCTTTTCATCCCAACTTAATGTTATTATGAACGCCTCGGGAGACTCTGGTGTTACTTCGAGATTCAAATCCTTGTTGGAAGTTTCACGACGTATTGTGTCTGCTACACGCAATGCCAATTCGAGGTTCATGATTCCACCCCCATCAACTTCTCCCATTCATCTTTGAGTGTTTCCAAAGAGTCAGTGATGTCATCTTGAGCCACATAGAACTTATCACGCAGCTTTCGTTGAATCGCCGCAGGTACAACCTCAGGGACTTCTCCCAAGCGGATTTCATCTATGTCGTTTGAAAGCGTGTTTGTCATATCTTCAATCCGATCGATACTTCTTTCTAATGCCTTCAATTGGTCTTCATCTATAATATAGCTTTTCATGGTATGGCCTCTTGCAAGAGTAATGAGAAAGAACGCCCTGTTCTTCCTTTCATATAAGATACCGTATTTTCCGCAATTCAATTTTTAACCCCTCATTACGAGGGGTATTATTCTGAAGAATTGTTTCTGGAGTTTGGAAGCATTTATAATCTCCTACTTCTATCTTTAGTAATTTCAACAACGACCAATTCCATTTAGATGATATATGGGGAGAGGCGGCTAAGGGTTAATTTAACGGGTTTCACCAATAAACCTTTGATTTATAAAGAAATTTTTCGGCGGTCTCCAGAGTGGGCGCAGACGAAATGCCAAAATGCCCCATCACCGACGTATCGGTCACCCCTCAAACGGCTCGTGGTGGAGCAGGGAGGCGGCCAGTTTCGGGATTTCCGGCTTCCGAGATTTCTAAGTGGGCGGTACTTTCGATTACACCGGCGTTTTCTTCCTTGAATAATAGGTACTCTTCATAGGAAACTGCAGTCAAATATTCTCGCGCCTCACTTTCATTTTTATCGCCAGGTACGTAATGAGAGGCAATCCATTTCACATCTTCCAAGACATACCCCACACGCTTTGTTCCGGCTTTCGCTATGGATATGTTATAACCTTCCATAATTTGAACGCCAAGCTCTTCTGTCCAATACAGCAACTTACCTTCAATCATGATACTTACATGATCATATTTATGTAAGCTGCCTATCGCGAAGGTTCCGGCGGGCATGATGATCTCTCTGGCGTACACATTGTCGCCCTGGAAATTACGAACAGGCGTTTCTTTTTGAGGTTGCTTCAACATTTCCTTTTCCAAGAATTCCAAGCGTTGCATCATGGGTACTTCATTCGCACCCATGACTTGTTCAACCAATCTATTTATGGACATTTTAGATCTCCTTTCGGAGAGACGTATCGGCTTATTCATCCGGCATTTTCTCCAAAATGGTTTCGGGAGCTTCCTGCAGCGCCATTAGCTTTTTCTTGAAAGCTTTTCGATTTACGGGTTTTCCTGTGTTGTCTATATCCGCAAGTTTCCTACGTAAGGTCTCCATGCAGCCGTCGCAAAGGAAATCATCTTCGACCCCGACAAGCTTTCTCACATCTTGGATTTGAAAAGGCCAAGCCCAGATCCCACACTTACATAGATACTTAGTCTTGTAAGTGTTTCCGAACTTTATCTTTCCAACTTTCAAATTATGCACCACCGAGTTTTCCAGAGCTTCTTTTAAAGAAGGCACATTCCACTTATCACTAGTATCCATTATTCACCTCCCATCACTAAAAAGTTGACACCGGGAACCCCTGCTGGAGTGCCGGTCACATCGCCTGCGCCTGTTCCTGTTACATAACTAACACTGTTTATAGTAACACTCGGAGCTGAAGCCCCTGAGTACGTCTCCACAGACACTCCAAACTCAGTGCCGCCGTGATTCGTCAACCCGTCAACAACAATCACTCTCTTCTGGTCTGTGAATGTCTTAGAAGCAACTCCCAAAGTACATATGAAGTTCTGAGTAGCCCGTTGAACCCAACCACCGCCATCATTTGTATAGAAGCCTAAGGTCACCATACCTCCAAAGTAGAAACCAAATACGCCTTCAGCGTCGTACTCGTTGTAAACAGTAACATCAAAATCAAAAGTATAACTGTCATCGAAAGCCTCCGAAGCATCTGACTTATGAAGCTCGAAATCATGTGTCCCGTTAGTCAACACTGTTGTGTCCGTGACTGTGCTCGGAGAGGTCGCCAGTTCTTTCAAGCGAATCTCAGCTGTGAACCCTGAAGTTGACTGATTTATAGCTTTCACATCCTGATAGTAGTCATTTGCGAACGCCGACCAAGTGCTCAAGGCGCCTGCTCCAATTCTAATGAAAGGTACTGTCGCCCAAACAGGGTCAAATGTGTAACCTTCACCATCTCTGATCGTTCCAGTCTCAAGACCGAATGCAATTCCTCTGTGTGTTGTGTCTCCACCTGTCTGTTCGATTAAGGTATCGCCTCCCAACACGCCTGCCCCCACAATGGTTGCTTCCACGTAACCACTCAAAAGAAGACCTGAATTAAGTAAAGCTGCGATGGAAGATTCCGAGCCATCCACCACATCTATTCTGGGTCGAGCAAATGCAGCTGTTTCAGCTGTGGCTACATACTGCATAACACGGTGCATCTGTTGTGTAGCACCGACAGCCGATTTGAAATCTGTTCCCGAAAGGACTTTTGTATTGGTTTCAGGATCATAAACGCCTGACTTCAAAGACTGTGTTGTACTGCTATAACTACTGCTGTGGAGATACCCCACTATGAGAAACCACTTATCCAACTCAGGCAGCTCACCTGACCAAAAATAAGGATCACCATTTGGTGTATCATCTAGATCAAGGGTCATTGTTGTGTCGTCACAACCGAAATAAATATCACTTGAGGCTGAAGATTGCTTAGCCCATACAGATAGTCTGTGTGTGCTTGTATGTGAGAAGCCTCCGCTGTCCGGATATACTTTAGACCAACCACCTGAGATGCTCCCTATTGTATTTCCGAGACACTCCCACAAAGGCTCAGGAGTGCCGTCCGGACCGATGTCTAAGATAATGTTGTTTTCGATAATATCGCCGGCTCTTACCCAGTCAGACACGACGCCTGTTTGCGTACTCCCGGTACCGATTATCCATTCACCAATATTCAATATATTGTTGGCGAGGCTGTTGTCTTGTGAGTACAACCAACCGGTACCGTTCCAATAAAATGGGGCGTTACCTTGGTCTATCTGATACCACATATCTCCAACCGACAAAGCAGTGGGATAACCTCCGAACATGAAATCACAGTTGTTGGCGGTCTGGTCTAACATCAGCAACCCTGAGATATCCGCATCGTCCATCGTTAGATAGACTGTGTAGTCTGTCGGAGGGGAGCTGGTTGGGGTCACCAACGTGAATTGATTTGCTATCCCAGCTCTGAAAGCTATTTCTGCGTCTTGCGGCGTACCCACCACCAAATCGTCGCCATCTAAAGAAATTCTGACACTAGATTGAACATTGTCAACCGATTGATCAAGTATTGAATATAGTTTAGTAGCCGACGGAACATCATAAATATGAATAAGTCTGGCGTCTGAAGAACTTCCGTGACCTGCGATCGCCAAAGTATCGCCGTCGAGCGCCATCTCACCTCCGAAGTTGTCGTCAATCATCCGAGGGTTGTCGATGGTCTGTAAGAGGCTTCCGTCAGTTATATCAAATATATAAACTCTACCGACGTCCGGGGTGGCGCCGACTGAAGCATTGGACGCACCCACCACCAAATTTGTGCCATCCAACTGCAACTCTCTACCGAACCAACAGTAATCTTCGGGGTTAGGATTTGTGATCTCTCGTATCGAAGCGTATGTGGTCGCGTTGAAGATGTGTATCTTACCCCAGCCAACCCCTGTGAATTGTTCAGAGATTCCAATATACGTACTATCCATCACCACTTCCATGCCCCAACCCCCGCTGGTTTGTATGGTGGGTGATGGGAACGTGTGCAAAAGCGTTCCTGTTGATATCTGGAAGAGATATACTTCGCCAACACCATTTGTGCCACCATGATCTCTGAAAGATGAATCGGCCACCAAGACACGGTCTCCCAAAGCCGCCATGTCGGAACCGAATCTATTTTGTGGACTCCAAGGGTCTGGATGCAACAGACTTCGAATGTAAGCGCCTGTTGTGATGTTGAAGATGTAAACTTTCCCCTGTTCATATGACGGAATAGGGTTATATGGAGCACTGACAATCAAGTTGGTTCCTGAAATCGCCATCCTGGCACCGAAATTGCCGTTTTGACTGGGTGCTGAGAAGGGGTGATAATTGTCTATTGTTCTCAAAAGTGCTCCAGTTGATGTGTTGTACACAGTCACCTCACCTGAATTGGAATCAGCTCTATGAGCGGCCACCACTGTATAAGTCCCTGTGAGCAAGACTTCATTACCAAATTCATCATCTGCTGTGTGTAAAGTTGGTTCAAGTTTGTAATCAGCGGGATAATCACCGACATTAGCAGTCCACCAAGAATAGAAGGCAGTCCGTTCTGCGGCCGTTATTGCTTCAGTATGGATGGAAACTTCATCAAGTGTTAAATCTAAGTCACCAAATGATGAATTAAAAATTGAAAAAGGAGCGTCAAGATCTCCAGTCCAATCCACAGCTGTTGATGAGATGTCTATGGAATCAGTGTTTTCTCCGTTAACCTCAAAGGTTAAAAGACCTGTGCCAGTTTTATCACATACAAGAGAGATATAAGCAGTTTCAAAATCAAAAAGCACTCCAATAAGATGAAATCCAATATTTCCAGTTGCAAAGCCGAGTTCCACTTCACCATCTTCAAAGACTTCAGCGACAAGCATCCAACTATTACCTAGTCCACCACCCAGTAAAAGACTCCCTCCTTCCAACAAAGTTCCTGCAGAAATCGCAAATTCCATTGTAAAGTCGGTTGTAAGTGTCACATCTGATATTGATGCTGCTGATATGGTCTGTAAATTACTTTGAGTTTTCGCTCGTCCTGTACCATCCGCCAGTGTTGAAGCGGCATCAAATCCAGCTGTTCCTGCATCTATACTATAAGTAAGGTTATGATTTCCCATAGAATCTAAAGCAACTGTTCCTGTTATTTCATCTAACTTCCAATACCATTCCGGAAGAGAAGCCACTTTAGTGGACATGAAGGTATCAGGTAGTCCAGCCAAAGCTCCAAATTCAAAGTCTGCAAGACCTCTGTCGTAAACTTTTATTTCATCAAGGTAACCGTCGAAGAATGAGCTGTCGTAGCCTTCATCGTTTCGACAAGCCATTCTGATGTAGTTTGTATCAGCGTAATCCAGACCACCTGCGTATGCAACTGTATCTTCTAATATACCGTCAACATAGACTTTTATATTAGCGCCGTCATACTTGAAACCAAAACGGCTATTCTCTCCTGTATTGACAGCCGAAATACTTTCAGCAAAAGCCCAGTCTGTGTTCAAGACAGTTCCTGTATTACTACCTATATAGACACGTATTTTGCCGTCAGCTTGCGTCTCTATTCTCCAACCGCCGATTTCAGGGTTTGCGGAGGCTGATTGAAGTATGGTAGACACCTCGGTTGTCGTATGTCGTGAGCAAAAACTTACAGAGATTTCTGAAGGTTTTATGGCTTCATTATCGTCGGCCATGCCGTAATCATTTGCGGCCGAATCGAAATTGAAAGCTTCATCTAAACACCCTAAGACCCCTGTGTTCTCCGGCAATCTAAACTTAGGCTCGAAGAATGCCTGATTTCTGTCTCCTACTGTGCCGTCATTGAATGTATTGGAGCCTACTTCAAAACCCACAGAAGGCCATTCGGAGCCTGTTCGAGCGTGTATTCGAGGAGCGTGACCGCTCACCGACACGGTTTGTACCGCAGCGATATACCTACCTGCCGCTAAAATAGGTAAATCATAATAGGTGTCAACTGTAGTCCCTAAGTTTTGATCTTCAGCCGCTACACCGTCTGTCATGTAGATTGCGTAGTGCTTGACGGCAATACCTGCCGGAGCCTCCCAAGAGAGTCTGCCGGCCGTCAACCCTATCATTGTTTCCGACGGTTGCGAATAAGTGAGATTCTTCACTTGAGGAACAAGAGAGTTCCAAACACTTCTGGCTGGAACAACTTCATCATCAGGAGCGTTCCAAGCGAAAGTTCTGGCGTCGAACACGGTCAACTTCAATTCAAGTAAGCTGTCTTTTGTGACCGTAAGCTCATCGATCATATATAGAATTGAGTTGATTTCCAGCTCATTGCTCTGAACATGCAACACATCTCCGGGTTCAAGATATAGAAAGTCTTTCGAAAGACTCAGCACCAAGGAGTGTGAATTTCGAGAACGTCTCACAACTTCCTCAGCATAAGCTTTTGCGTGATGTATATTTGTTACGCCTGCAGGGCTGGCTGTTGTTTCCAATTGTAGTCCATTGTCTTCATCAATATATGTTGTTAGATAAGGACCATCAGCGTCGTATTTGTCAGGCCAACTTGCGCTGTCTTTTTCAAAATCCTTGCTCTCATTCAAGAACTCCACTGTGCAAAAGTTGTAGCGATCACTTAAGTCAGGCCATGCAATATTTATAGTCTCATTAATTATAATGTCGTCGTCTGTTAGATAGGCCGCCACAAGTTGCTGATCTGGTCCGATATCCCAATCGTCTTCCCAGTCGGAAGTCACACCAGGCTCATCTGTTGTCGTCTTGTTCGCTCTGAATAGATTTATCTGATTCGCACCGTAAATGTGCTGTACTATGTCGCCTTCATTCCAAGAACCAGCCGTCCAAATTTCTGGATAAAGGAGACGCAGACTGTACATACCATTGGACCAAAAGAGGCGTGCGTGGCTCATAGCGCTCAGGATCTTTTCGACATTCGTTCTTATGCTATTTCCTGTGTCGAGAACACCGTTGAATTCATATCTTTGTAGAGTACGATCTCCAACTTCTTTGCTCCAAAGCTTTCCTTCTTTCGGTAAGACAGTTGAGCCATTCACTTCCACCAACTTGCCGCAGATCTCTTGCGCCAAATAAAAGCTTTCCAGATCAACCTTATTAATATCAAGGCCGCCGCCATACTTGGAGTTCGTCAAATAGTCCAGAAGAACAAGTGCCGCATTGTTTGAGTATTCCTTGAGGGCGGTAAGCGTGTAGCCTTCACCATCGTTGTCGTCCACTCCGTACACGGCGATACCCTTTACATAATAAGTAACATTCGGAGGTCCATGATATTGTGGATCGTCCCTATCTATTTTAAATACGCAAGCCGCGTACGCTACATTCTGAAACTGTGAGTTGTGCGTCACACCGTCCGCTATTGTAGGGAAGTTTGTATGCATCAATGTGCTGGGACCCCCTTCACGATGTACTGAGATTCTTCCGGAAGAGCCATACTCATCATCATCAAAATCTAAGTCGTTGATGTCCACATAGTTGACAGCACTTAGACCTCTGTAGCTCAGCACCTGGTTAAAGAATAGGAACTCTTTCTTGGTTCCTGTCTGGTTAGAGCTTAAAGCAGAGTTCATCCATCCACGTCTGGAGTGTGAGTAAGGGAACATACCTGCAGCAGGCTGCTCCACAGTCGCCGGAACCACCGTGAGAGCGCCCGAACCGGCGGAGTAACCTGAAATCTTACATAGAGAAGCTATCACTGTAGGGGTGAATGTCATCTCTTTCGTGATCACATCTTCCCAAGGTCCAACATCATCATCAAACGGTGGGTGATAAAGCGTAATTTGTCTTCCGATTGGGAATAGTGCAGCTCGGCCGGTTTGAACTGTCACCGAAAGAGTGCCTTGATTGTCTCTAGTTATTGTATTGCCTATGATAGAGTCTTCCAAATCTTCTGCGCTGAAGTAGTCTCCGCTTGCGTAATCAGGTCCGGCATACGCAATTATGTACCAGTATGCATATGAGAGATTCATGAATCCGCCATACCCTGCCTCGCCGTCGAACGTAACATCGAGCATCCTGATGGCGAGAGCGCTGAGCGTTGAAGTTCCTGGGATTGTGAAAGTGTTATATCTTGAGTATACTGAACCGGATGTTGTGAACGTTGAAGTATTGGTGTCCACAGGTGTAAACGTGAAACTATCCGCAGTTCGATGGAACACCCTGTTCCCTCCGATCTTAGATCGTCCATACACAACAGGGACGTTCATGACGTCGCTCTCGGTGTTGAATTGGAAACCTTTTTGCTTATCGGCCTCTTCCTCGGCGGCTGCTTGTTGCGCTTTTATTTTGTCTCTCTGCCGCTTCGCCTGTACTTGAGAATAGGCCATTGTGGCGACAGTGAACCACATATATGCGACTGTAACTTTAAGCAAGCCAGCCAGTGCAGTAACTACCCAAACCATTTAATCATCTCCTATTCTTCCCCAATTCACTGTTAACCCTTCGGAGCCTTCATAAAGCTCATCATAGTCAGTATGCGTGGGATATTGCTGGTTAATAAAATTCTTTGAAGTTAATATAGATCTTTGAATATCCAAAGCAGCCATCGGCGCAGCACCCTCCACAACCAAGATTGTCTCTTCGTTTAGACTGATTGAGTAGTTGGCGCTATTTAAGTAGCCACTATAGACAGTAAAATACTCATCATAAGGCGTGCCTGGTTCTGCTCCAAATTCCAGAGCGTCCGACCCATTCACAAAACCTCCTAAAAGCAGAATGTCAGTGCCCACGAGCTGTGTCCCTGTTCCCGACTCGAAAAAGGGTCTGAGTAGAAATTCAGGATCGTGAAAACCTATGCCATATGCGCCCTTGTCCAATAAACTGGAGATTGTGGGAGGGTCTAAAGACGCAAGCCCTGAATCTGTCAAGTATGTTTCACCGTTGTAGTCGAAATCATAAGGCAGTGTGGTGTAACGGAGGTACTCGTTAGAAGGGTTTGGACCGATTTGGATTAGTATAAAAGGGTTCGGGTCATCTCTGCCCATAAGTGTCATCAAATTCGCTGACAGTTTTTTCATTAGAGCGCCTCCACAAATTGTAAGTTGCTCAAATCTTCGAGAATGCCGTCTAGGTAGCGTAACCCTAGAACAGAGCCGACTTCCTGATAGCAGGACATGGCAACATTCTTTCCTAGGTGGATCACTTCAGAACCGCCCACAGGCGCTGTCAACGCCGGTAACGTGGAAATGTTGGCTGTGTTTGCACCTATGTTTATTGAGTCGATATTTGTTATGAGATATACCTTATCATGGCCATTAAACTTTATAAAATCTCCTTTGAAAACTTGAGAGTCGGCGTTCAACGTCATAGCGAAGGTGCTTGCTCCAACAGTAACCGGCGCATTTGTGCTACCTGTCCCTTTTGAGAACATAATCTCACCGCCCGCGCTTGCAGGGTATTCAACCGAGGGTGTTCCATCTTGTAAACCTACTGCGGTTCCTCCATACTTGATCATCAGCGGTGGACGAACGAACAAAACCTCCGTAGCACCTTTTATCATGTTGTTTATAAAGTAATCGACAGATTGCGAACCTGAGATGCCACTTGTCTCAATACGCCACCTTTGTGCTAACCCCCTACTGGTGCGTCGTTTCAGCGAGAGTGTGTCGGACGCCGATTCTAAACGTTCCGGGGTAACCGAAAGAGGTGATAGGAACTTACAAAGGAGTTGACCTTCACTTCCGTCTGCGTCATTCGCTGTTGTGATATCTAATACTCCAAACATTATCTATACCCCTTATCTCTGTTGTAAGCATTTATGCCGGTGGCTAACTGTGGTAGCATTCCAAATACCTCTTTACGTGTCTGTTTTGAAACATCGCCTGTTATGCTCAGATTCACTGTTGTCATATCTTTCGATCGCGCATCGGCGGATTTCTGCAACATCGAACCTCCTCTGTCGGATGACACAGCACCACCTTTGGCGAAGTGTCTTAGCTTGTCATCATTAATAGCTTTCACCAATGATCCGTATTTTCTGGTGGACTCTGCATTAATTACATATTCACCATCCGAAAGCATTGCTGGAATACTGTCTGAGGTGCCTGTACCAGGACCGCTTATATAACCACCTGTGGCCGCCGCTAATACTGGACCACCCTCAGAGAATGAAAATAGTGTCTTCAAAACACTCCCTATCAGCTTTCCAATGCTCTCCCCAATGCCTCCAAATGCATCTTGGAAGCTTGACTCGAATACACTGGCGATTCCCTTAAACACTCCATCAACCATCTGTTCAGAGAATGTGTCCATGAGATTTGAAACTAAGCTGTCTCGTAAGCGATTGGTGAAGGTACTCCAAACGGACTCACCCTCATCAGCTTCGCCTTTGAAGAGTCCTGAGAAAGCGCTTTGCATCTCACCTTTCATTGCCGATGCGAAAGCCGCAGTCTGCTCCGCCAATTTTTCACTGGGGTTTTCAGTGGCCTTCACCAACTCTTCACCAAACTTACGTTCCAATTTAACTAAATGTTCAGCAATCAATGCTCTGGAAGCTTCATCAGTGGCTGGGTCTAGCTCTTCTAAAGACGATTTCAAAGCAATCATCGCTTTCGCTATTCCTTGTAACATAGAATCATTTGCATTACTTACCATCTGATAGGCCTGCTCATCGTATGATAGATTTGCTTCTTTGAAAGTACCACGAGCCGACACTCCGAAAGCCTCACCTTTGCCGTACTTCTCTTTGTATTTATTCACTTGACTGTCACGTTCACTCTGTTGCGCAAGTCTTCCAAAGTTGTTCTTGTTATCATTGAAGTCCTCAACCTTATCAGCAAAGTTCCAAGCCGTCATCAATAGGTTGCGTAAATGATCTATAGGGAGGTCTTGTAAAGATTTAACATAATCGGTGAGTCTCGGGAATTGTTTTGTGATCTCACCTATGGCGTCATCACGAGTGACCTCGCCGATCATCATGTTGCGCTCCATCCGTGAAGAGCCTGTCAGAATATCACGCAGACTTTTGGCTTTTCGTAAAGCTCTGCCGAGCTGGTCGGCGATTTCCTCAAACCGATGTGCGTTGTTCTTGTCCAGAAGCTGTCTTCTAATTGCTTGGATCTTACTGTCAGCTTGTTGAAGTCGTCCCAGATCTTCTTTGTTTATGAACATCGCCTGACCTTCACCAATACCCATACGGCTCAGCATACTAAAGATTTTACCGGCGCTGTCGTAAAGCCTATCCAATTCAATTGTGGCAACCTTATTCATAAGTATGAGTTTCTCTTGAATCAGTTTATCAATTCTTAACTTATCTGCGGTATTATCTAGATTTTTGATATCTCTGTTTAATTTCTCTATCTCATCGGCCATCACTCTTAAATCGGCGAGCGCCGCGTCTCCGAAGCCTCCAAGATCTTCAAAGGCCATATTCAATCCGAATGAGGATAGACTGGCCAGCATTCCGTTGACGGTCGAAGGCATCTTATTTAAATCTTCCAAAGCATCTCTGAACATCTTATTCAAAATGCTCCAAGCTTCGGGAAGCTCATCGAAGGTGTCTTCTAGATAGTCCATTGCGTTTTGCATGTCAAATAGATGTTGAGCACCTGCTTTTAGAGCTTTCTCTCCTTTAAACTCCAGAACGCCTGCAGTATCGATTCCTAAATAGTTTCCAAAAGCGATTTGAGCTTTGAGACCGCCTTCATTCAAAAGCTTCTTCTGAAGATTTTTCATGGTGGTGTCTATCTCTCTTTCTAATCTCTTACGCTCTTTGTCACCCAACTCCACATCAACTCTCAAAGCCTTCTGATCTTCAAAGATTGCCCTGGCCATACTGGATAGTTCACCAGCTAGCTCAATGCCAATGTCTTCAAAAGCGTCGTCATCAAAACCTTTGAGTTTTATGTCGCTGAAAAGATTTTCCATATTTTCTTTAGCAGAGACTCTAAACGCATCCGAACGTGCTTTCAATTCGTCGAATTTAATTCTTAAGTTCTCAACGTCACCAACAGCCTTTCGCCACTCTTCAAAGTTGGCGGCGTTTCGAATGGCCTCGTCTGCTTCTTTGGCCTTTAATCCAATATCCTTCATCGCAGATAGTATTGGGTCGCTGGCCGCAAACATCTCTTCGCGGTTTATACTCACACCAATAAGATTCATATTCGATTGTAATGCATTCAGACTCTTTTGGAAAGTCTTTATATTTGCATTTCTCTCATTGCTGGCGAAAGCAGCATCCAGGCGTGCTTCCACATCGATGGCGGCATCTGACATCCTTTTAAATACACCGGTGGTGTCATTTTCAAGAGTTATTATATTATTAGGCATGGACCTTTGTATCGCCTCCAATGCCTTCATCGACACCAAATATGTCTGCATTGCACGCGTTAGGCCTAGTTCCTCATCAGCACTTATGTCATACGTCTCACCTAACTTCTCTCTAGCTTTTAAAATATTCTTGAGCATTTCTTGGACAGCAGAACCATCCTCACCCTTAAAGCCTACATCGTAAAGAGTCTTTCTTTTAGCTTCATGGGCTTTACGAGCATCAGTGGTCTCTCTCTTATCTTTTTCAAAATGATCATTCCAGCTCCTTATTGTGATCATCATACTTCCGAATCCATGAGCAAGATCCGCCATACCTTGCCCAACTTGGCCGTACCAGTCTAAATCTTCAAATTGAAACGCCTTCAGCTGTTCTGTCGTACCAACGTAATCTTTAGCCTGTTTAACAATTAAACGCTTTGTGTAGTTATCCAATCCACGATTCAACGCCTCAAGAGCTTTTGTGTTCTCCTCTGAATAATAACCAGTCTCTTCATACTCGTTCTGTGCCTCCACGAGAAGATCGTTCAACTCTTTAACTCGCTTCTTTATATGGGCATCTTGACGTTTAGACAGCTCGTCCATGTCGACACCCTTCAGAGTGAAATCGATTTCCACCCCTTCGGCTTCAGCCAACGCCTTAGCATCTTCATTTAACCCTTCGAGTGTCTTCTTAACTTCAGCCTTCCAACCGACGAGCTTCTTAAGCCAGTCAGTCATTTTACCGCCGAATAAGAAATAGTCCGCAACAGCCACAACACCGACAGCTATCCATGTCCAGATGTTTGTGAAAAATCCGAATATGAGCTTTCCAAAACCTTTTAAAATCGGTAAGATGGTTTTTATTGTAAAGATTGCATGAAGCTGTCTACCAAACATAGTCGCAAGCCCTGTGCCTATCAAAGTGCCCCAGACTTCACCTATGCCCAGCATCTCTCCAGCCATACTACCTACAAGTCCTCCGACACCAGCTATGAACAGGCGAGAGAGTCCGCTAATCTTCTTTGTGGTGTGGCTCAAGCGTCTGGTTATTTCGTCGAAAGCTTGCGCCATCCCTAAGTCCACTCTGGCACTTGTTCCGATACGCAAGAAGATACCGCTGATTAAGTCTTTCCATTTTATGAACTTGATGGCAAGACCAGCAAGTGTGGCGGCAACTGCCAATCCCACCAACGCAAGCGGATTGTCAAGTACCAAAGCGTTCCAATGTTTAGCGACATCGTCCATTATCCCTTTCGCTTTCGAAACTGGATCTTCTCTATCGCCTTCAGCGGCGAATAGTGAATTTGTCATTGCTATTAAAGCCACACCCAGCCCAACTTTGAAGGCCACCCGTCCCAGCTTGCCGTAAGCCAATGCACCCAACAATCCGTCGGCACCGGCCATCTTCACGGCCTTTGCGCTCAACCTGGTAAAGCCTGCGGAGATCCAACCCATCAAACCACCGATTTGTGTCTTGAAATTGGATACATTTTTACCTGCAAGAACACCGGAGAAGTCAATACCAGCTAAGCTACTGCTTACTGTGGCCACCAGACTGGTGATGCCTGCCGACATATTTCTAAAAGTTCTACGGATTTTAACCAGAGTTCGCTTACCGCCAGCTCCCAGTGCAATCTGCTCCATGATAGAAGAACCCGCAACCATAAGAGGTGCTAATGTTCGAGCCAGTCTAGTAGAAGCGCTTCGGTATGCGTCCGCCAGAATATCATGGATTTTGCCACCCAATCCGACATTGCCTGCCAAGATATCTCCCAGTGTGTTTTGACCAACGTTGCTTGAGCCTAATCGACCCATCCAGTTTCCAACGTCCCTGAGCACGTCTCGTGTCTTGTCTTTGATAACGCCCCAGCCGTCTCCGCCTGTCATTGTCAGGTACAGCAGCCCACCTTCCAGTGCAAAATGCGCCATCTGGTTATTTGCAAATACAGAATCCAAACCACCGAAAGCACTTATCAAAAGACCGATCCCTGCGATTACACGTGATGGTCCAAATCTTCCAAAGAGCTGTCGTGATAAAAAGCCTTCACGTGCTATAATACTACCATTGGAGCCCATGATTCCGAAAACCATCTTATTGAGACCAGTGAGCGCGGTCTGTACATATTTAAATGTCTTTCCTTTAAATCCAATTGCCCCTAATCCTTTTAGAGCACCAGCTCCGAATATAAATGCTCCCAATAGACCTAAAGGTCCAGAGGCACCTACTAAGTCGCCTACTTTAAATAGCCCTCTAAAGATTGGACCGATAAGCATCAATTCCGATAGAAAGCCTCTCACAAACTCAGAAAGCGTTCCGAACACAACGTTCAGAACTTCAGGAAGGGTTTCTATTGCTGTGTTTATAAACGTGGCGACGGCACCACCAGCTGTACGTGCTATCTCACCGACAATGCTGACATCCAGAAGGTTTCTACTGACAGCATCCACAGCTAATGTACCTATCTTAGCCAACGCCGCGACTATACCCGTTAACAGTGCCTTTTTCAAAGCACCGTCGGGGAATAATGCCTTGACGGCTAAGAAGCCAATACCAAGCATTGCTCCTGTGACAGCGTGTGGTATCCTTTTGTGAATCTCGTCTACGATATGTAAAACAGATTCTTTAAGACCTTCCAAGACCTCTCCGAAAGTTCTCTTCTTTGGTTTCTTATTGAGAATGTCGCTGAAATCAACATCGCGTAACTTATTATATAAGAACACTCCGTTGGAGGTTCCTTCTACTTCTTTGAATATGGCAATAGTCCCATCTCTGAAACTCAACAAACCACCACGAACCATGTTCCAAAGTCCTAATGAGGAGCTTACGACATTATCTATCGTATCAGTCCACCAAGAACTACCTATTACTTTTTCATATATTTCATAGAACACATTAATAACTTGTCGTCCGAATTTTACAATATTCTCCAAAGCTCTATCTAAGGAACCTGAACTTAGTTCTTTAATATCTTCGACAAGCCCACTGACTCCCTCTTTAGCGAGTAAGACAAAAGCGACTCTGATCTCAGTCAGTCGCCTTAAAACAGTACTTAGGCCTGTGCCTATCGCAACGCCGACCAGCGTCATGATGTCCACTATCTGAGTGCCTAATTCTCGTATTGCTTTTAAAGGTCTTTGTAAAAACCTCGGACTGATTTCAGATAGCGCATCGAACATTCTATTCCAAGCGATTCTGACAATTAGTCCCAATCCTGCGAAAGCATTGACAAGCACATCCACTAGATCTGCGGCGAAGTATTCAACCGTTTTCATGAAGCCTACTGTTGTAAAAACAAGGCTTCCCAACAAGACCTCTCCAAAGTCTTCTAATGCTTCTTTGGGATCGTCTTTGATATTTTTAAAAATATCAATAAGCCCTTTACCTAAAGAGACCGCTAGCGTGCCAGTCAAGAAACTGATTTTGGATGTAAGATTTACTAAAGCGTTGAGGATTCCTGCAACAGCGTTTCCGATGTTTGCTCCTAAAAGAAAGAAGGAGTCGATAAGCGTGAGTGTGAACATCTTGACGGCTTTTATTGGCTTCTTTAGAAACTTCGGACTTATGTCCAAAGCCACATCGAAAGCTTTACCCCAGTATTTACTGAGTGTCGCACCTACTCCAATAAAGAAGATTGTGAGACCTTGGGTTAGTAGTTTGAGGCCTTCAAGCACCAGAGGGATTGCCGAAAGCACAGCAATTCCGATGACAGTTCCCACCTCGCGCCAATCTTCAGAAGTCATCTCTGCTATCTTTTTAAACCAACCACTTATGGTTTTTCCGAAATACTTGAAGATAGACATGGTCTTATCAACAGCGTCTGCTGCTAAATCGTACAGCCCAGACATTGTGTCCGTCCACCAGGAGCCGCCTATAACGGCTACATAAATGGCGTGGAATATCGAAATGACATTCTTTCCGAATTCAGACATCTTGCTTACAACGTTGTCCAGTGTTGCGCTGTCTAGTATCTTTTCGTAGAAACGTTTAATTACATCAGCTATTGCGAGAAACACACTTTTTATAGATGGAAACATAACGTCTGTTAGGAGTTTATCCAATTCCCAAAAAGATAATCGTACGTTGAATGTTGATCTTATTATTTCAGTAAATGATTTGAGTAATGACTCAATTTGGCCAGGACGTACCAGAGCTAAAGTATTCGGAATGAACCCCCAATATTGTTTAAACTCCAGGAACTCAACACCTATTGTGATCATTGCGGTTGCGATTTTGTCAGCCCATGAGTTTACCTGAGCAATCAAGGCATCACCTAGCTGCTCAAAAGCTGCATGGTACTTTTTCAAATTCTCGATACTGAACATCTTTTGTATAGTTTCAATATCAAAACCTGCTGCCGCCCAATATTGAGGACTCAGTCGTTTCAAAGTCTTGATGGCTTTATCTACATCACTTTCAATCTTTATCAGATCTATAAATTTAAAACGATTCCACCTAGCCACGTTCCCACCGAAGAAATCGTCGACATCTCTTATTATTCTGTTGATATCTTCGCTGAAAGTGTCTGAGAAAAAGCCTTGAGGCATAATACGCGCAAAAGATTGACCGATACCGCTTAGTATTTTCAAAAACGGCCCAGCTATATATTTAGCGGTCTTCTTCCACATGTTATATTGATAGACAACTCTCGTGCCCAATTCGAAAGCCCCGTCCGAGGCCTTTCTTATGGATTTGTCCCAAGAGATCATAGCCCTACTAATACTCTCTGAAACCCCCAATCCTTTATCAAGTTCGTTGATGTAGATCTTTATACCGTCCGTTAAGACAGCTTTGGTTTTGGTGACGGTAGGTATTACATCTTTAAATTCTTTATCCAGTACAGCAGCTTGAGATGCAATAGCTTCAAATACAGCTTTGGATTCCAATGCACCCGCCTCACCCAGCTTTTTCAAAGAGCCAAGTGGCACGTCCAATCCATCAGCTATGGCTATCGCGAGTCGAGGAATCTGCTCCATGACCGCTATCAATTCTTGCCCTCTAAGCTGCCCTGCGCCCAAACCCTGGCCGAGCTGCACGATGGCCGACTTCGCGGATTCTGCCCCAGAGCTTGCCAGAGTGGATGCCTGTTGCACAGCTTTCGTGACCAACAGCAGCTTTTTCATGTCAACGGTTCTGCCTCGCATTGACCGACCGAATACTCCGAATGTTGTTACAGTGTTGTCCAACGATACTCTGGTCTCTTGTGCAATCTTATACAAGCCTGCTTGCGCTTTTGCTAATTTATTTGTTCTTCCTGTAACTACTGCTATCTTGTTCCCCAGGTCAGTGAACTCAGAAGAAATCTTCGCAACAGAACTCACCGAAACATGCGCGGCGAGCGCTGTGCCTAAGCCTACAAAGGCTCTACTCAGATTCTTGGAAGCTCGAGACGCCGTTGATTCTATATTTTCCAGCGACTTTACCACTTTCTTAAGATCGCGTTCCGCTCTTTGCGTTTTCGCATTTACGTCAACAATAACACCAGACATCTCAAGTCTCCTATTAATATTTAAGCCCCACATTATGTGGGGCAGTTTTATTTATTTCTCACAATTATACCACTTGGTCTAACTTTTGGATTTCTTAGAACAGCTTTTTCTATGAAACGTAGACCGGCTCTTTTACTTGTTCCCTTGTTTATAATAGAAACATAAGGAACATCGTTTTCGATTGAATCTTCTGTCATACGCCAACCATCTCGGGATCTCCCTGTATCAACAGGGTTTCCGGCTCTTATATCGTTAAAAAGCCCACGTTGGACACGTTTGGTTTTTGTACGAGCATCTGCTTTGAAATCTTTCTTAAGCTCAATCAGAGTCTCTGAAAGACCCTTTACTTGAATCTTCATAATTTACCTCATCTCCACCTTTGGCGGAAACAATGCCTTGGTAGAGCGCTGAATTTTTGAAATTCTTCATAGAAGTCTTTCCGTTATCCATGTCTTCTTGCTCTGACATAATCGCCAGACTTTCAAAGACTTGGCCTGGTTTAGCATCTGTTCCGAAAGCACACATTAATTTATAGGCACGAGAATCTTCTCGCCAACCTAATGGCTTTCTTTCAAAATACTGCATCCAAGCAACTAACTCTTCATAAGGCATCTCTCTTTTAACTTCAAAAGCAAACTTGCCTAAGGCTAATGCAACCTCATGCACCATCCAATCTTCATCAGCCAGTACTACTTTTGGGCGTTTGGGTCAATACCTGAGAACTTCATAATTTCGTTAGAAAGATTAATGAGTTCACCCAGAGGCATTTTGTCGAAATCTTCATCGTCTAACTCTTTAGCATCATCCACAGCCATTCTGATAACTTCTTTCAGGGAATTAAACCCTTCACTATCTTTAGCTTCTTCATTGCCGGCCATCTCTGTAGCTTGGTTTTGGATTTCCATAACTTCAGCAACACTTAATTTAGCAATTTCAACCTTACCGTTCATAAACTTTACGCTTTTGGTAATTCGTTTATTTATGAGAGCTTTAAAATTATTTACAGTTTCTTCGGACACGTTATTCTCCCGTGAATTTTTCTGAATTTGAATGTTGGAATTCATCTAGATTTTTCCTCATCGTATGTAGTACGGATAAAGTCTGAAAGACCTCCGTTGATTTTTCTTGATCATCTGCAAACTCAGCCACTCTGTCAAATGTCTTTCGTATGCTAATATCAATACTCTTCCGCATGTGCTTAGCCGTTGTTCTTAAGACGTAAGCCATGCTGAAGGGCTTTTGATTTTCTTCTGTCATAATAAAAAAGTGAGGCGCGAACGCTCGTCATTTAAGCCATCCTTACACTCGAGGATAGCCCTCACAATATCACTTTAGGGGAGTGATTAGGTAGATGACGTGAATGTGTAAGCACCGTACGTGTCTGACTGGACAGAAATAGTCAGAGTTGCCGTGGATGCATCAGTCAACTGAGGGTTCACCTGAAGTGCTTCAACCTTCCCTACAAAGTAGTAAGAAGTGTTTTGCACAGCAGATGCGATTACACCACCGATCTCACCATCCGCAGCGCCGTAATCAGGTGGCAGCTCGTTCAACAGAGTGAAACGGAAAGCGTACTGATTACCATCAGCGATGATATCGCCCAGGTTACTTCCAGCCGCCCAATCTGTGGCGATGTAGTTGACCTGAATTTCCATTGTAGGTGCGTCTGCTTGACCCTGAACCTGCTGAGAGGTTGCTTGGCCAAATACAGGAACATTCACAATGTTAGGTGGTGTACCGATTGAAGGAAATTCTCGAACGTTTCTGATACGGTAGAAATCCGAATCTTCATTCAAGAACAGAGCCTCGAAACCTGCTTGGTCGTACGTCGCAGGAGCGTTAGCAGTTGCTACTGAAAGGTCGGTGTACATTGAAGCACCGATAGAACTAATATGTGTCATTGTATTTAAACTCCGAAATAATTAAATGAAATTGAGTAAGTGAGCATATAAAGCGTGCTGTTGTCAGGGTCTACCTGACCGCCACTCAAAGCGCCTGCTTCGAACTGGGTAGTTCCAAAACCAGAATCTCTGAATGTCTTTCCACGCAAATACGTCTCCAACTTATCTGCTATAAAAGATGCCCTAGAAGGACCTTCTCCTGCAGATATAAATATGTCTATTATTAACTGTCCACTGACCGAGTTGATGTCAACACCAACACTGCCTGGAATAATTGATACCCTTATGAATTCATCGCCCGAAGCATCTGAAATATAGTTACTTGGATATGTCGCTATCGATTCCGAAAGCCAAGCCCTCGTCGCAAACAACGAAAACACATCTGTCTCAATGTCTAAGAATTTACCCATCTTCAAAGCTCCTTATAGATTTCAAGATATATTAAATATCCATCATCTTCAATAGGTTTGCCTACGCTCCAGACAACGCCTGAAATTTCGACTTGGTCATACTGCGTCACATCACCTAAATCTTCTTTTTGTAACATCAAAGATTTATTCAGTGTGTCGCGTGACTTACTTTGCTTTTTAGATTTGGTAATAACAGCTAAAACAGATGTACGTATCGGAGCTGCGGCCACAATTTGCTTCGTTTTAAAATTAAAGCTCGTGACGTTATTTCTAACAAGTGTCACGGTTGTTGCCAAATCACCGATTGAGTTGAATGCAAATTTGACTTGTCTTTTAACCAAATTTGAGTAACCCATTAGTTAGCCCTCCACCAATGTACTGCTCCTTTATTTTTCAACAAAGGCTTGATGAATTGCCGAACCAAAGAAGGTAAACTGGGAGGTGTCTTTATATCAACAAGTTCGATTGGACCGACCTTGATCTTGCTAACACCGCCAGAATTATCCAAGAGACCATCATTCAAAAGCAAATGATAGGCCAATTCATAAGTGGCTTTCAAAATACGTGCAGGTACGACATCATCTTCTAAAATAACATCACACCCGACCCGAGGGTCAAAGTAATCACCGTATCTTGGAAAAGCCAATTCTTGGGAGTCACTCACAGCATAACCTGTCCAACTCATATTATCGAGCACTGTCGTCGCGGTCACAAGAGATTTCTCTTTATCGGAATCGGTCATCGCATCCCACTCAGCAACATCTAGACGATCTTCGAAATATGCATCAGCTTCAGTTAAATCTACATAAGAATTTGTATTCTTTACGAGAGCCATAGTCTTCTCCCAATCTCAATTAATCGTGGAAAACAGGTAAAATACCGAGGCTCAGTGCCGAGTCGGTTTTACGAACCCAAGTACCAGTAGTGTCTGCGAGAACATCCGTACAAGCTGTAAGAGCTGTAGGTGTGCTTGACTCAACTGCGTACTTATACTCAGCATCGGATGGGAATTTATCTTGAGATCCCGCCCAATTGTAACCGGCTGGGTGTATAACATAGCCCCAACGGTACCAAATCTGAGTAGTACCACCACCTTTATAAGCGCGAGGGTTACGGCCAATTTCAACATCATTTTCAACATTCAAAGATTCCATAGCTAAAGCGCCAGGAAGTACAATAAATGAAGTAAGATCGCCACCGATATCTACACCAGCACCGGTGTTCAGCTTAGTAACTTCTGCAGAAGACATGCTTTGAGTAGCACGAGTCTGAATCAGTCGGAACTTACCTTGGAAGATAGTATTGAAGTCCATATTACCTTCGGTAACACGATCTTGGTCAACTAAATTAGCTGAGCGTAAGGAAGCCATAACTGCAGGACTTGTCACCAAGTATGCATAAGCAGGCTCATAGTCTTTCCATGCCATTCCCATAGCATTCAAGAAACCTTCAGCTCGTTGTGCACCAACGTAAGCAGCATTAGCTGCACCTGCGCCGTCTTTACCCGGAGCAGTAATAAGAGGTACGGTGTCTCCTAGATCAACATAGAAACCGAATTTCTTATCAGTAGGATCATTCACGAACGATTGTCCGCCAGTACCAGTTCCACCGCCACCCACAGCTGCGCCGTTGATAGCTTCTGAAATGGCAACACCCTTCAATACAGCAAGGATAGCGTCATGCTCGTCTTGCGCACGAGTCTCACCGAAATCACGACCGACTTTCGCCAAACCGTCATCTTGGGTAACAAGCTTTTGCAAGTTAACTTTCTCAGCACCGTGTGTACGGGCTGTCTTAACATAGTTCAGATACTCAGAACCGTAAGTAGTCATGTCACCGTCAGCTGAATCAGTTAACGATGCGACATTTACTGTAGGGTTAAGAGGCTTGAACCAACGCATCTGTCCAATGTATGTTTCACCACTGGTGTCGATGTCTGGGTTTCCGCCCACAATATCTGTGCCTGATAGTTTTCGAGCATTAGTATATGCTTCGTCGGAGTATCCACCGAGAGTCTCTTGGAGGACGTAATTAGTCGCTCCAGCTACATCTTGTCTCATTTAAATTTCCTCAATTATTACCGTCGAAGTTTACCTTCTTCGGCCATTTTGAGAACTTCACTTTGTGGTCTATCAAACAAAGACGTTGATTTACCAGAACCTGTGCTAGTTCCCGTACTTGAGCTGCTCGTACCAGAGCCACTAGATGTTTTTGCCTTAAAGAGAAAACCGTTATTTTCATCTTCTGAAAAAGCGGTCACGTATTCTGAAATTGATTTCCCTGAGGTATGTACCCATGTGCCTTCGTCGTTCTGAACAAGTTTCTCCGTAATATCTTTAAATGCCATTTCATTAGCATTTACACTACGGAAATCAAGAGTTCTCAAAGCTTCTCTGACAGTAATGTCTCTGGACAGTTCGACATTTGTCTTCTCGAGCTCTGCATTTTTAGCCTTCTCTGCGGTTAAAGACTCGTCTCTTTCCGCCAATCGTTTATCGAAAGCCTCTTGATGCTTACCTTCTTCTTCAAGGCGTTTTAATTCGTCATCCTTTTCTTTGTCTTCATACGTTTTAACTTTGTCTAATGCAGCATCACGCGCCGCATAGGCATTGTCTAAGTTCTCTTTAATTGGTTTCAATGCTATTTCAATACCTTCTTTGATTTGATCTTCTATGGAAGGTGTCTGATCCTTCGAAGAAGTCTTATCGTCAGTTTTGGTTTTGTCGTCATCGCCACCAGTTTTATCATCTTTTGTAGTCTTGTCTTCATCAGCCATTACATGTTTTCTCCGAGTACAACTCATTGGGGGACATCACACAGTAATGCCCATGAAAAATATTCTTAAGCTATATTTAGCTTGGGTTAATTTAACGGGGTTTTCTCAGCCCACGCCGTACCAATATGCATCTTCCTCAAAAAGCTGTCGAACATCTTTTAGGATATCTTCTTGAGTCAGTATATCAGTGTCTCTTAAACGTCTACCACCTACTCGTGACCTTCCTACAACAGGAATAAGACCCGATTCGATTGCTTCATTTAAGTATTTGTCATAAAGATTTCTAGGCAAACCTCTCGCGAGCATCTCATCCAGAGTATCCTTAATTGTATTTGATTTCAGAGCCTTGGCATAAATTTGACGGAGACCATCCCTAGCTTTCAACATATCAGCCGCATTTGTGAAAAATGCATCATGAATAGTTGATGTAGGAACACCGTTCTTCTGACCCCAAAGGTGGAACCGCTTCACAACAACAGCATCATTGGAATGGTTACCGTTTACAGCGAACGCCGTTCGAGCTTTCGTGGCGTCGGCGATGTCGTTAATATTACCGGAATCGTTTATTATCTGCTCCCACCAAGTAGCTTCTGATTTTTGAGGCACTTGTAGGATGTTTGTAATCCATTCCCCATCTTTATTACGATACCGAAGGCGCTCTTCGAAGACCTGCGTGAAGTTTTGCTCAATTGTTTTCCCATCAAAGTTTTTCCATGGAATGCTTGTCCACTTCGATGGTAATTTATTTGCTTCAAAGACTTCTACTTCATAAAGCTTTTGCAACTTTAATAACTCAACCTTCAGATATTTCGCCCCTGTTCTTCTTTTTGTGGCGGCTTGCGTCCCATAGAACATATTATGCAAAGTGCCATTGGGTTTCCACCAGCTGAATTTTTGCAGAACTCTCTGAGCGAAAGAACCTTGAACAGGAATGCCTAGAATTTCAGCCAATTTAGAGTCAATCTCAGTACGCTCTCTTGAGCCATAAAGTTTCAGCTTTATCAAGTGTTTCCAATCGAAAGCGCTCTTTGAAGGTTTGGCGTTTATCAAGAAATCTTCCGCCAGTCTACCTAAGAATTTTGTGAAGTCTTTTAAAATAGGCACCTGAATAGACAAATACTCGCTCATTATCTTGGCAATCTCTTTAAAATCTTGAGGAGTAACCACCTTTACATACGATCGAGTCATTCGGTTCACCAGCTCTTTCGTAGCTGGGTCTAAAAAGTACAATTGCTCTATGATATCATTACCAGGGTCAGTGCCTTTATTGAAAATGTCTCGAACGTTAGCACGTAAAACCTTCAATTCAGCTACTATGTCCTTGTCCACTAACTCATACCTGGCTATTCTCGCGGAGATTTCACTTAGAACAGTCTCTCTATCAGCCGCTTTAACCACTAGTGTTCCAGGCTTTCTGTCCAAAACTTTAGCAAGCTTACCCTCTACATTGAGAATGCCTGTGCGTTCGCCAGCGCCGTAGAACGTAACCATGTTCTGAGCCTTAGCAGCCTTTCTGAGGTCTTTCTCAGTCAATCCAAATTTCTGATTTAATTTTCTAAAACGAGGATCGTTGAAAGTACTGGCTGCTATTTCATCATAAAGTCTTTGTTTTTGATTAGTAGGTATAACATTACTCAGTTCAGCAAGTTGTTTATTTCTTGTGGTCAATGCAATAATCTGCGCACCTGAAGATGAGGCATCCTGTTCTAAAGCTAACGCAGTACGATACTGGCGCAATGAAGCAAGCGCTTTCTTAGAGTAGTTGCCAGTCAAGTGATTATCTATCTTCGCCACTTCAATCGCAAATCTGAAAAATTTTCCCAATTCTTCACCCTCTATCTTGGACACGAAATCCGATTTGAGAACGGCTCTGAAATCGTTTGGCTTACCACGCATCATATGATTTCCAATCTTAACCAAATGCGGACGCCATTGTTCAGCAATCTTTTGTCTTCCTGTAACACTCAAAGAATTAAATCTTCCTTCGAAATAGTCATCAAGGCCACCCAGAAAAGCTCCTACCTGGTCCTGTAAGTTTTTGAAATCAACTTCACTAAAGAACTTAGACTCCGCTGTATTCAAGAAGGGTCTAAAAGTTTCTCCAGACTGCGGACCAATAAAACCACGATCATAAATCCTGGCACGATGATCAATGAAAGCATGATTACTAAAAGCTGACTTATTGTTCCTAAACCAGTCCATCGCCTTAAAGCGTTCATAAGAGTCTCCTCGAGAGATTATATACTTCTTATATTGATTTAAATCATCAAAATATTTAGCGGCGCCTCGGTCATCTTTAAAATTCATCAGACCTGTTATAAAGTCATAAAAGTCTTCATCTATCTTATATTTCGCTGAACTGGTCCAGTTCAGAGCTGTCACCAACTCTTTATCTATGAACTCTTCAGGAAAGTCTGAAAAGCTGCTGGTAGATGTAACAGGGATACGAGTGTCTGAGTATAGCCCTACACGATTCTTAGTAAAATATGTTTTATAACCTTCTCTGAAATATAAACGATTCTTAGGCTCTGTCACTCCGATGCGTAACCCCACTTCAATACTTCTGTTTAGCTCAGCGTATCTTCTGATCCTATCGTCAGTTATCCTTAAGTTGTACGAAAACGTATCATAATATGGTCCGAAGTATTGACCACTCATTCTACTTTTCATTCTTCGTTTTTGAACACCTAGTGTCTCTAAGTCGAAGAATGTCTTATTTGACTCTAGAAGCTTCTTCCCCAACCTATGCCAGGTGAGCCGAGTTCCATTTAGGTTTGCCAGGTTGTAAAGATCTCTACCCAACGCCACAGACAACTGATCAACGTCTGGACCGTCTGCTAGTGAGAGTCTGTGTGCAAATTTCAAGTAGAACTGTTGAAGCCTATCACCGTCTAGCCGAGATCTGATATGATATGGTATATGTCTGTCAAAGACGTCCCGTAGCTCACGAGCTATCTTAGGAGCAGTTCTATCTTCCCATTTATTACGCTCTTTTATATTACTAATAAAGGTAGCGCTGAGCTTGTCAAAAGTAGTTGGACCTAATACAGGATCTATATAGTTGCTCTGTGCAAGCTTTTTCAATAGATTTGCATCTTTCCTTAATGTCGTTTCCACAAAATCTGAAACATTCATTACATCAAACTTGATCTGCGCTTGTGCAACGGCTTTGAAATTAGTCCAAGGCTCAGCGTTCTTACGAAACCTGGTGAATAAGATTCTAAGATTATCAGTCACAACAGCTCTTTCATTCACACTCATGTAGCCCGAGAGACTATTTATGAATTTATCAATATACTCCTTATCCGCCGTCTTCAACTCCAAACTCTCACGAACCAACCTTAAATTATTATCCAAGACTGCTTGTGATGGTGGAAAGAGACGAGCGTCGTCGTAACGGCCTGTTACTGGGTTATAAATCAGTTGATCCTCTCGTGGAAGCTGCGTCATCACTTTACGTTTTTGGGCACGCTTAGTGCCAATTAAGTTACCTCTGTAATTGGTTAGAGAAAGCGTGCCGTTTAATTCTTTAGATTGCAATACATAATAATCTCGCAGCGTATTAGTTAGCTTGCGGTTGTCAATAAAGTCATCAGGAGATATAACACCCAACTGCATCGCATCTAATTTCTCTTTAGCGTGCGCAAACCGTTGAGTATCGCCTGCATGGTTATATTCAGTGTCTGTCAATTTACGTAACTGTCGAATTCCCAGGGTTCCTCCTTCCGGAGCCACAAACTTAGATAATGGCAACTTACCCTTGTTGAATAGATCGACCTTTTGATAATCACCCAAATGTCTGAATTGCACTTTCTGAGGTTGCCTCAACAACCAAGCACTGTAAGACTCTTTCAACGGCGTCTGACCGTCATAGAAAGCTCTTTGTCTTGGAGATAGTTTCTTTAAATTCCTTTTACGAACTTGAGCAACGCTCTCCAGACTTGCTAAATCGTCCCAACTCTTAACCACAGGAACCGTAGTCGAGCGACAGTTATAGTGTGCCGGAGGTAAATATCTTCTGTCATCCATGGCGAAGACCTTACCGTCACGAGAGGCACACACCTGCGTAGTCCTGCCGTCCAGAACAGCCACATATTGCCAGCCTTTCAGGGCTTTTTCGTTGGCGGCGTAAACTGCGTGATCTACTTGTGCATGTACGCTTGTCATGGCCGTTGTGGTCAAAGCTCTGGATTGGTTTCGAGTAATCTTATGAACATTGCCCTTACGAACATTCCTAGCTATGACTGCCTCAGTATCACCGTCCGCAATACCTTTACGAATGATTTGAGCAATACGCTTACGTTCATTCGCCTGTATGCCTTTCCAACCCATCTCCAAAGTTTTGTTTTGGTGTAAGGGAGTGTGTAATACAATATCTTCTGAGATACGTCTGGCTGGATTTTTCACTCTCCAAACCTTACTGAGAGCCGCCTCTAAGCTTTGATACATGTATGAAGTCTGGTCTGCCGCCAAATCCAACAAAGATCTCTTTGAAACTCCGAAAAGCTTTTTATAGGTCTTTGTCAACTCCACATCCAAGTTTCTTTGAAATTGTTTGAAAGTTTTAGAACTCAGCTTAGATTTTCGTATCAACGAATCAACACGCACAACATGTCCATTCAGAACTATTTCCAACTTCTTGTGAGAATTCATCTCGTAAAGTCGAAGCATTGCCGAACGATCTATTTGCTTATCATATATTGATGTATTTACATTCATTCATCTAAGTTTCCATTCTTTTGAGCATTCTGGAAAAACTCATCTTGTTCACTATCATCTGAAACAAGTTCGTCTTCATTGATTTCTTTCTGCCCTTCTTCATCGTCATACTCAGGTGAAAGAATGTCATTCTGTTTCAAGATCTGTAACCAAATTGAGCGAGGTATAATACCATTTTCATACCACTCTGTAGCCAATCTCAACCAGTCAGCGCCCAGGGGTATTGGGTTGAAATCTGCAGACAGGCTGAAAGAGATATCAGACTCCAACAAATCGTCGCCATAACGCCAATTCAACATGAACACAATGATCTTATTCATTATCGCGCTGACCTTGCTATTTAAGGAACCTAGTTGAGCAGTTTGCGCGGCGTTTCTGATTTCCAAAGCAACACCTGATTGAGCTGTTTCAGGAGTCAACATTCGAATTCCCAACTTGGCCATCTCTTCGATAGCTGATGCAATAGCTTTCTCATAATCAGCTAGAGCGTCCGTGGGAGTTTTTAGAATGTCTGCTTTGTCTTCAGGTCCAAGTTTCATCCAAGAACCTAAGCCCCCATCCACCATTTCTTCAAAAGCTTCATCACTCATATCAGAATGGATAACAGGAGTATATGTGGCGGCTCCGTATAGCAAATGGTTTCGCCTACTTATTTTATTATATAAGCTCACTTCCTTATCAACAATCGGTGATAGAATAGGTTCAACAATCTCCAGGCTGCCGTTCAAAGGCCATGCAGGGATTTGTGTGAGTCTTTCACCATGAGCTGTAATTGACTGTATTGTATCCACCAATTCAAACTTCAATTTAGAATTCTTCATCTCGATGTGCCTATGTCCCGCAACCACAGGAACTTGCTTAACTTCTGTGTCACGTTCATAGACTCGTATTTGATAATAGCCATCCATGATTTCATGTACATGTACAGTATCTTTGAATATAGGATGGAATTCATTTTCATCATCAAAACTCGGAATATTGTTACGGGTGATGACACGTCTGAGTAAATTATGACCTTGAGCATCTGTATCCATGTGCCAATTGATCACACTTTGACCTTTCCAAAGCACCGGATAAGGTGCATACTTCAAAGCTTCATCCGCAGTCAATTCATCGGCATTCTCTATAACAGGGTAATCAACATACACCCAAGCTCTGGATGTTTGAATCTCTTCCCATAGAGCAGTATCCAGAAAAGCCGTCATAGATGAGTTATCTTGACTAAAATGATTCATAAGCCACTCATAAAGCTCATCAGGACTTCCTTCTGGAAGTTCCAAAATAGGTTTCTTTCTAAGCAATCCTCCAACAAGCATCTTTGCGAATTGAGCCACGATTCCTGGTAGCTCAGCTTCGGCTTTGTAAAATTGATATTGATCGATCTCCATGCTCGGCGAAAAAGGAATCAACACGTTGCCCATATTGGGATCAAGATAGCTGTCCAGAGCTTTAACGTAACGTTCACCACTGCATATTGCCTTACATCTATCCCATATTGGCTTCATCGATTCATATTCTGCGTTTGGATCCGCAACAGTTTTTGTCTTATCAGCGGCGTTCGTCACTGCCATTAGATTATCCTCTCAATCGAGCGTTGAATTCGGCGGTAGTGCCTTCGAAAACTTTTCGAGTTACCTGATGTGTGGCGATTATTTTGCCCTTGCCTTTCGACTCAATTCCCCACATGGCTGGTTGACGTTCATTACTGGCAAACGCTTCCCCTTCTTTCAATACCACAGGCTTTGGTGCTGGAGTTGGCTCAGGCTTAGCCTCAACAACTTTCTCAACTTTAGTCTCGACTGGCTCTTTACTTCCACCTGCTCTAGGAGCGCTAATTTTTGCTTTATTCATTTTATACCTCGTTTCATTTTTAATCTAGGATGCTTGAGAAACTTTCTGTCAAAAACCACCGACCGTACAACTTTAGAAGTACGTCTCATAGCGGCTTTTACTCGCTGTCCCCAACTATTTTTCCAACTGTTACCCCAACTGTTACCCCATGAAGAGCCCATTAGACTGGTCCCCAAGGATCGTTGTCGGTACCAGTGCCTTTAACTTCTGTATCATTAACTTCTTTAACATTAACTCCTATTACCGACTGTCCATTATATCTGGATGATATGGTGGTGTCTATTCTTCCCAACTCTGTATCCAAATTTACTCTCACGGCGGCAGCAATCGCATCTATGTCAGATGACGACAGAACCACAGTCTCGGATAAAGCTCTCACTGTTGCAGACCACACAGCAGCCGCGATAACGGTCGCAGAGGGAATGTCTGTGGACAACTCTCTGGTGGTGTATTCCCAAATCTCTTGTGCGGTGAGACCGCCACCTCCACCTGATGTGAGAGTCCTGTCTACAGCCGCCCAGACGCCGGATATGATATCGTCTTTATCTTGCTGAGTGACGGCAGACCCTGTGTTGATTTCAATCACCTCCACCTGTTTAGGCTCATAGGTGATGTCTACCTGGGTAGAAGCATTCAAAGGACTTCTGTCGAAACACCCAACGCCTTCATAACCATCATCTGAAATAATAGAACCGGTGACGACCAGCTCATGGTCTGTATCAAAAGGTACAATACGTGTACCCAATAGCAACTTGACGAGTCTTTCAGTATACTTCACTCCAATCAAATCTTTGGCCTCATGGCCTGAAGAGGTCATAAAAACATCATACGGCCTTAGAGTTTCGTCAATTCTTCGAAGTGTTCGCATTTCCTTGTAAATATCAATAGGATGTATGCTGGCACCTACTGTATCTGCATGTAAATAGATACGGCGAAGGTTTGGATCAATACTGGCGATAAGAGTCATTCAGAAATCACCAATCTTTCATCAATCATAGTGCCTCCGTGTTTCTCCATTGTCCAGATGTAAACAGTCTGAGCAATCATCGTATAAATCTCTATAGGGTCTATTATTCCATCATCAGCAACTGTACCTATCGGAAGGAAGCTAACATCGCTCAACTTCTTATAAATACGGTCGAAATCTCCGATAACTTGTAATTGAACCCCCTCGTCGTCAGTGATAACTTTTTCAAGATTGACAGAGATAAATGGCTCCCCGTCAGGGAGCACATCTATACCTATCTTTCTTACCCTTAGGTAAATCATCGTTACACGTTAGTTTCAACACCAGGAGCACAAGAGAATGCAACTGTGGTGTTTTCGGTAATAGTGTAAAGAGTCTTGGCCTGAGTAGCACCACCATCACCTTCCACCAAACATACACAGTCTTTGTCTGTATTGGCTGAACCGCCTACAGTATCACCGGTGTAGTCGAAGGAGCTGATGATTTTATTGTTGACGTTGGCTGTGGAACACAGACCTTTGATGACAGCTGTGGATGGATCTTCCACCTCAACATAGCCCGCAGTATTGAATGCGGCCGCGAAGAAGTTGTGATACCAGGCATTGGAGTCGGCTTTAGCTGTAGCACCTACAGTGATCTCAAGAGATACGGTGAATGCATACGCCTTGGCTGTCCCGCCGTCATCTTTCATCACCACGCGCTGTTGGTCGGCGATGGGGACATTGTACATATACAAACCTTCACTGGCGAAAGGGCTGTCTAAGACAACCTTACCCTGAGCGTTGTAGCTGTACCAAGTGCCCACTCGTTTACCATTGGTGGTGTTGGTGACGTGAGCATTGATGTCATCGTCTGTCTGAGCAATCGCGTCAAGATACGCGACCATCTCGTCAAGATTACCTTCATCAGTGGGTGAACCATTCGAGCCTGTACCTGGGTTGTTCAAAACCCAAGTGAACGTATAAGTACCTGTCTGGTCAGAGAATTCATCACGTTCAACAGGACTGTCCAACTCCTCAAGAGTCATATTATCCCAAGGGGCGATGGGGGTGTCATACACATCGGCGATCGTATAATTACCCGTGGTCAAGTGTCCAGATTCAGCAACAGCGAAACCTGTGGAGTAGTCGCCCAGCTCTGTAATACCCAAATCCGTCGTGGTTTCCTTACGGTCATAGTTGTAACCGAACGTTCGAACACTCACAGCTTCATAGGTTCTTGTGTCAAAGTCGCCGGCGCCTGCATCTGAAGGTGTGTTGCCTGTGTCACCGTACACTTGCACAGCTTCATCAAACTGACCCACTTTCGCGAAGTCGACTGGAGCACCACCTATTGCTAACTGATAATAGGGTTGAGAACCTGATTCAATGTTGGATAAGCCCTTATTACCGAAGTAGATACGGTCAATACCACCATCACTGGCCAGTTCCTTCCAACCAGAACCACGTAGGATATCTCTATCTGCATCTGTGGCCGGTTTTCTGGAGTTAACGAACGCGAACGCTCCGGCGAACTTGAAGGTCGCTTTAGTCCATCTATCGTAGCCACGCAATGTTTCATCGTTAGCTCTGCGCTCATTCTCGAAATCGTACACAGCCTCCAGCTTAAGACCGTCCACCTCGATGAGAGGATTGGTGAAGTCACTCACGCCGTCCGTGTAAGAAGGGTGGTTTGTATCTGTGATGACAAAGTCCGCCAACTCGTCTGCGCGAATAAACTCTATCAATCCGTTAGTTTTGTCAAAGAATACATTACCATCAGGGGAACCTGCTCGGCCTTCCGAGCTGGCAACTAATGATGCCCTGTTATTGGTTAAGTCGATTAGTGCCATGTTTTTATATCTCCTGCTCGATGAGCTTTTGAGTAAGTATGTTATTCAGAGCCTCATTACGTTTCCGTAGATCTTCGACTTCTGAAATAAGATGTTTGTTTTGAGTTGCAAGTAATTTATTTGCATTATTCTTCTGGAATTCGATACCAGCATTAAAAGCTTTTAACTCAGCTTCCCTGGCCATCTTCATTATAATAAACATATTCTGGTCTGATATAGTACTAGGGAACTGATAAAGATCCCTGTCAGTTATATTTTCTCGAACAAACCACTCAGATTTTATACCATCTTTGGTATACTGAGTCATATGGGCTTGTTGTAATTCAATTAATTGTTCAGTCATTCGTTTCCACCTCTGGATTTAAAGTTAATACTTGGTCAATGCTTTCTAATGTATAAGGGATCAGGGTCTCTGTGTATCCAGACGCCAACATTTGTACGAGAATATTATTAGTCGTGCCATCGTGTGAATATTGAAAAGTGGTTCCTGAGTTATTTTCAACACCGTCCAACTCATCGCCAAAACTACCGCTGGTGCCGTTGTCGTCATAGATTCTCACTTCAGCTCCATTGATAATGCCTGCAATGGTGAAGGTTGCAGGTCTTTGCACCGTCACAGAACCACCTCCTGTATTAAATACTTTATCTTCATCAATATCGCTATTAGTTCCGACTATCCAAGTAAGTGTACCTGTTCCTTGCCATTCAAGGTGTTCGGTGGTTCTGGCATCGAAGGTAATGCCTTTAGCAGTAAGCGTTAAGTCACCTCCACCAGTTTTCTCTTCCACCCTTATACCTAAAGGCCAATCTTCTACCTCGGTGTCTTCTAACTGTGTGTCTAGGTCAGACTGCATATTGACTTGAGTGTCAGTATCAATAGTGTAAGCAGGTATAGCTCCACGCCTAAACAATACATCTCGAATCTCTGTGACTTTCTCTAAAGCACCTGCACTGGTGTTGGGAGAGTTATCAGACCAAGAGCAGAAGTAAGCATACTTACAACTTGTAGAGGCATTGTAAGCTATATCTGTGCCGCCTGTTTCTAGGTTTCCGTCTGGGTCTCCCCATACAATATCGCCTGAGTGTGAGTTGAAAGAGCCTGAACCCAAAGGATTGCCATTGGTTAAAGCTAATGGTTGTTCAACACCATCCAGATATAGCCTCCACTCTTTAGGTGCTTCTGTTAAAGTGTAGCGCATAGCCACATGGTAAGGTCTATTCGGTGTCAGTTTAATACTACTAACAGCTTGAGAGTTGATAGCGTTGCCGGGATTATCTGCCGCCTGAGCCATTAATACATTACCTAGACCAGTAAGCAATGCTAAGTTCTGTACACCACCGCCCTCTTTCCAGAGACAAGCTAGTTGGTTCTGTACACCACCTAGTTTTATCCAAGTGGCAACTGTTCTTTCTGCTGAATCAATGGTTATATTCATATTGGAAGAGTCAGCACATTCCCTTCTTACTGTAGTACCTGCTATTAACATACTATGTGTAGTGTCTTCACAAATTGGGTCTGCTGTGAAATCAGATGTTCCTACTATATTAGATGTAGCAGGATTCGTATTACCTGACCTGCCAGAATCTACATAAGCATCGTTGTTAAATTTCCACAGATGGTCGGCATTAAGTTCATCAAGTTTTACAGAGTAACTTGGTATACCAAATGATAGAGGGTAAGGTGTAGAAACATCGCCACTATCATTGGTTACAACCAAGTAGTTTACAACGTTATTAGGCAATGAACCTTGTACAAAATCTATCTGGATACTTGTATCTGACCATGTATCAATACCTTGTGTAGTCTTGATAGTACCTGATACATCAGACCATACCTCAACCTTACCTGAGACCTGAGAAGCTTCAAACCCCCACCCTGTTATTGTCTTATTAGTATCAGTGAAGAAAGCAGAAGAAGGAGCAGTCAATACACCTATAGGCTGTACTTCACTAAGTATTACTGTATATACCTGTGATTCAGGTGTTGAGGCACTTGTAGTGTGAGTAAACGCAGGTGGGTCATAGCTTCCTGCACTAACTCCAGAGATGTCACATACAAAGTGGTTTCTGTGGTCGTTTGCTGTACCTGCCCATACCTGAGAGCGATTAGTAAACCCAGTAGGCATACCAACAGCGGTAATATCATCGTGAGTAACTGCTTGAAATACAACACACCAAGAATTATCATAATCCGCTGTTGCCGCAACAGGGTTTGCATTAGGGGTATTAAGCTGAAATGAGTAAGAGAAATCCGCTATCGGAGTATTAGTATCAACACCACGATAGACAAGCAAAGCCCCCGACATTGGTTCTGAGGTTATACCTGTAGCCCATGTGAACGTTGGATTGCTCTCACTACCATCGTGAATCTTGTAGTAGATAGCAGTCTCTTGGTCACGCCCTGAAGTAGAACGATTCCTTACAAGTTGAGTCCAACCATTGCCACCACCACCGTCATCATCCCAATTTCTTTGTGAAGTATTCTCTGACTGCTTAACGAAAGCAATCATAAGGTCATCAGTTTGCGCTGAAGCATGAATAGTAAATGTTAGGCTTAACGCACCTGCTGAATCCTGAGTATCTTTACCTATAAAGGAAATAGCCATTAGTCGTTCTCCTCAACAACGGGGAACAGTGTCAGAATCTGATCTGTACTGCTTAGAGTGAAGGTTTCGATGACCTCCTCGTAGCCTGAAGCCATCATCTGCACCTTAATGCTATTTGTCACACCTGAGTGTGAATACTCAAAACTTGTTCCCGAATTCGATTCAACACCATCTAACTCAGTGTTCATAGAGCCGTCGTCCGCGATTTCATTGTCATAGATTCGTACCTCAGCGCCGTTGATGACACCCTCTATGGTTAACGTCGCAGGATTTATAAAATTAATAGTTCCAGTACTTGTAGTTGATCCTATAGAGGCATCTGCCCCATTGGTATTTGTCCACGATAACGTACCTGTCCCATTATATTGCACATGGATAGAACAAAGCGGGTCGAAAGTCACATTATCTGCTGTAAGTGAAATGCTACCAGACACATTTACCAAGATACTTAAAGGAGTGTTGCCACGAACCGTATCTGCCAGAGCATCTAGCCCTGCCTGATTAGTGATAGTCGTTGTAGGTGTAGCACCCTTCTCGAATAGTTCTTCTCGTATCTCTGTAGCAGTGGGTAATGTTTTGTTAGCCCAAGAAGCCCATTGATTATATGAACCATTCACAGGTGCTTGAAGCAATACAGTATCGCCACCAACACCCACTGTTCCGGCAGGGTCTGCAAATTCAGCAGTCCCTCTTATTGCTAGAGTGGTTGAGCCAAAAGTTATGCTTTGTTGTAATACACCGTCAACATAAAGCCTTAAGGTATCGTTGTATCCGTCACCTTGTAGTTCCCCATAAAGACAATAAGGTCTGTCGATTGCAAGGGCTAGTCCATAGACCTGCCTTACTGTACCTGTATCCACCGTTTCAAGCATCAAGTTATTACCCATTGCCATGACAAACTGGAACGTAGGATCTGCATCACCTTCACCGTAAATACGAACAGGGTGAGCGTCTACCTTAGATATGGAAAACCAACCACCCATGGCTTTACGGCTATGGGCAGTGTTACCTATTGTGGAAATAGAGCCTAATGTCATCCTGTCTCCAGCAATGGCATTGGTTTGTGCAGAGTTACTTACATCTTCACAGATAGCAGAAGCCGCCACCGTACCAGTCATAGTAGCGGTAGCAGATCCAACACTATCTGTGCCACTTGAGCCATCGAAAGCCCATCTGTGGTCTGGAGATAGTGCATCTATATCTGTTGAGTAGGTCATCTTCTATACTACGCTTCAGGCTCTAGATCAGTGAAGTTCATAACTGGATTTCCAGCCATATCAATAAAATTAAATCTAACTTTCAATACCCAATATCCTTCAGCATCTTTTTCAGCTGAATTGATCAATCTTGCAATTGCTTTTAATACGTCAATCATGGTCTATCTCCTATTTTATGTCGTTAGTTTCAGTATTGTTGCCCGGGCGTGTAATTACTCCACCACTTCCACCCTTTTTCACTCTCTTTGTAACAATATAAGCCACTACTGCTACTAGAATGAGTACGCCTATCCAACCACTATCCATTTCTATCTCCTATGCTCTTCATTATGTACTTCGATAATCTTTTGATTAGCCTTATCGTTTTCATAACAGTTATTTTGATTACTATCTATCTTGACACCTACCGCTTCTGACATAGAGTCTTTCTCAGCTTCGGTAAATTTCGCGAATTCGCATGGACTGTCCAATTCCAAGGGAACATGAATGACACGATATCGATCAA